ACATCTTCACTTATCCGTGAGACTACAGAAAATGAGTCACAAAACTACGGATATAAGTTTGGACAAGAGGAAGAGACATACAATATCGTTGCTGCCCATGGGTACTTCGGTAGACTTATCTTCCAGTATGCATCATTCAACAACTCAAGAAGTCTTCACTTCTTCCTAGCAACATTCCCTGTTGTATGTGTATGGTTAACCTCTATGGGTATCTGCACAATGGCATTCAACCTTAACGGTTTCAACTTCAACCAGTCTGTAGTGGACGCTAATGGTAAGGTTGTTCCTACATGGGGTGACGTGCTTAACCGTGCAAACTTAGGTATGGAAGTAATGCACGAGCGTAATGCTCACAACTTCCCACTTGACTTGGCTGCTGCTGAGACCAGTGAGGTTGCATTACTTGCTCCTTCTATCGGATAATCTTTAATAAGACATCCTAATCAGAGACTCCTTCGGGGGTCTCTTTTTTTGTGCTATATTATGGAAGTCGGTGAAGGGACTGTCGCCTATTGGTTAAGGCCCACTGCTTATAACGGTGTGAATCGGGTTCAATTCCCGACAGTCCTACCTTTGACTCAGTAGCTCAGTGGACAAGAGCATCGCTCTTCTAAAGCGTTGGTCGTAGGTTCGAATCCTACCTGAGTCGCCAGGGAGTGTAGTCCAACGGCAGAGACAGGAGACTTAAAATCTCTACAGTGTGGGTTCGAATCCCACCACTCCTATTATAACTATTATGGATTGATTATTCTTTATGCGAGTTGGTATTATAGGTAAGGGGTTAGCAGGTGTCTTAACTGGTCTGGTATGGAAGAAGTATTTTCCAGACGCAGAAGTAGATATGTATTACGATTCCTCACAACCTACTGAACCTGTAGGATCTGGATCGTGGCCTAACTTACTACAATTATTAGGTGATGTTGCTGACCAACACCCTACCCTATGGAGGACATGGGATAGTATGGGGTGGGACTCCACACCTAAGACAGGTATATTATATGAAGGGTGGGGTAAGAATCACAGATGGTTCCATGAGTTTGCAATCAATAGTTTTGCAATGCACTTCAACCCTAAGAAATTTCAGGACGATATTTGTAGCAGTGGTATCTTCAACATGATAGAGGGGAGGGTAACACCTTATGATGTTGATGCCACTTATGTGTATGATTGTGGTGGGTCACCTACTAACTACGATGATTACTTCATCCTACCTAACCCACTCAACAGTGTCATACTTGCAGAGTTACCACCGACTAACTCAACAGTGACACGGACTGTTGCAACACCAGATGGATGGTGCTTTGTGATACCACTTCGTAGTTGTACTACCTTGGGGTACCTTTATAACAGTACATGTACCAAAACAGAGACAGCTGAAGAAAACTTCCGAGACCAATTTAAAGTGGCCGAGTTTACAGGTCATAGATCTTTTGCAAACTATTGTGCAAAGACACCTGTTGATAAGGAGGGTAGAGTCTTTCTTAATGGCAACAAGTATTTCTTTATTGAACCAATGGAAGCAAGTAGTATTACTGGCTACCTTGTATGGTTGGAGTATACCTTGCAGTATATCTGGGGTGCTAGGTCGAGAGAATATATTATTGAGAATAATTTACGAAAGATTAAGGAGAATGCAAACTTTCTTCTCTATCATTACCTCCATGGGTCTAAATATAAAAGTACCTTCTGGAAATATGTTGAAACCTTGACAGTAGATGACCCTGAGTTGTATAATAAGATTGATGAGGGTGAGTATTGTAAGTGGAATCAGTCAGAAGGATACTCTTATTACTCTTTCATCTCTCTGATGTCTGCCCATCATAATCTGGTAGGTAATGACTATGAGACATTATTAAAAACTAATTGGAGGTAACATGCCTATTCTTCTTATACTTGGTGCACTTGTCACTACTACAGCAATGCTTTGCTATTATGACCCTAACTTTAACCCCTAAATATTGAGTAGGATATTATAAATGAATGGCATCTCAGGAGATTAGAGATTTAGTTGACCGTTGTTACGGTAATGTGATGGGTAATGTATTACAACCCAACGCATTAGATGGTGTGTATCCAGCGAATCCAAACCAAGCAACAACATCTGGTCCAGTACCAGCACCTAGTCCTGCTGAGATCATTCAAAACTTAGTTGGTAGATGTTATGGTGGACCTGTACCTAACTCTCCCAACGCATTAGACTCACAGTTTCCAACGGTACCTTTTGTACCTGCTGTAGTAGAGCCAGACCCATCACCTGCTGAGGTGATACAGAATCTAGTTGGTCGTTGTTATCCAGGTCTACCAAAGATACAACCACCACCAGATATCCCAGAGGTAGATACGAGTGGTCTTATCTGGGACTTTACTCCTATCATAGAGTTTATTGATCCTCTAATAGATCCTAACCCTCTAAAGAATGGTAAGATAACTATTAAATTACCTGATCCTAACGACCCCGACGAGAAGATTACATGGGGTGGTAGCGATGATCAGTGTGCTGAGGTTGTCAGGTTAAGAGTAAAGAATTTACTTAAGAATTTAAACAACGGATACTGGGAACATATACAGACAGGTGAGAAGTATTGGTGTCCTGATGATGGCGAGAAGAATATAGATTGGGAAAGGTGTGTAAGAAATTCACTTGAGTGTTTGTTTAGACCTTACTTTGGTGCTGCATGGACACCACCGAAGGCAGACTGTAGTACCCACTCAATGAATGGGTGGAGTGGTAACAGGACTGAGGTATGTGTAGAGAATTGTTATCCAGATAGGATACCTATCTATGAATCCAAGTTAGATGCAGCACAACCTGCTAATGTAACCTTTGATTCAGGAGGTAACCTAGTTGCTACAGGTACTGCAGGTACTGCTACTGTAGTGCTGAGGTATTGGTGGAATGATAGACCAAGCACTGCTGGCACTGCTCTATCTACTATCGTAGTTAATGGTACCACTTTTACCCAGTCAGGTAGAAGTGGGTCACAGACAGAGACTATTACTATCAGTGTGCCAGGTACCACATCTGTTACTTACAATGGATTGACTGGTGGTTTCACAGTAGAAGATAGTGCTACTAGACTATGTGTGAAGGACTATGATGGTAATGATTGTAATGGTAACTTTAAAATAGAAGCAGCGATCTCTGCTGGTGACCATGCATACGATCAATCAGCTGTGCCTGGTGCAGGTTATACCAATACATCAGACGGACATGCATTTTATATACTAAAGAATGAGATACCAAGTGTAACGGTACCACTCTTTAAGTACTACTCAACTTCTAAGACTGATACATTCCTCACTACCAACCCTGGTATGCCTGACACTGATGGTGCAGGTGAGAGAGCAACTATGAATGCTTCAGGTATGGTATTCAGGGAGATATTAGGACATGTCTTCCCTAATGCTACTGTTATGAGAAGTTATCTTGCTCCTGATGAGCAAGCAGAAGCATTACATAGGTATCATTGCAGCAATCCATTCGATCACATGTATAGTATCGATAACTTTGAGGAATCTGGATTCCCTGTCAAGATACCAGATTACTTTGCTTATCGTGTACCAACTAATCCTACTGCTGATCTAACCATTGAGATGGATGTAGAGAAAGGATCAGCAGGATATGATAACGCTTTAGGAATATACTTAGCAGATGATACAGGTCCAAAGGTAGGTAGAGTTGTAGTAACAAGTGCTAGGAATGGTACCAATCTTTATAGAGCAATCGTTCCCAAGGCAACACTAGAACCATATGCTGGTGGCACGATGGGTTTCTATCTCATACCTGATGGTGGAGGACAGAACTCATTGTCAGTGGCACAAGAGATGACCTTCTCTCCATTGAATGATGGGTATAGTGCTGTAGGTATCAGCACAGCACAAAGTAATTACTGTCTCTTCTCTGATAAGAGATGGAATCCTACTGATAAAGATCAGACTAAGTGGCATGGGAAAAACTCACAGATGTGGGAAGACCTTATCAATGGTGACGATGACTATGATGACCTAAGACTATGGCATAACTTAACATGGTCGTTTGGTGGTTACTTCTATGAAGGTATCCAATGTTATGTGTATGGTAAGGCAGCACCACCTAAGATCATGAGGAAGATACAGAATGAAAGTCCTTGTGACTCTAGGATACTTAAGTATTCTTTCAGGGATATCACTCTAAGGAGGACAGACTGTGGTGAGAAGATGCCAACCATCAACTCAAATGATGTGGACTATGAGTGTGCACAATGTACTGGGGGATATACTATTAAGATAAACAAGGAGCAGACTATACCTGCACAGGTTGGTGGCACCTTTAGGTTTGTATCCATGGGTGGTATTGCTGGTGGATTGTTTGGTGAGTGTATGAAGTTTACCTTGAAGGTAAAGAAGAATGGAGTAGATCTCTGGACAAAACAATTTGAAGCAGCGTATTGGCCTAAGATAGGACAGGATTTGTATGCTTCTGACATAGTATTAACGTCAGGTGACAACCTTACCTTTGAGGTAGTAAGTATAGATGTTGGACCTGTTACAGGTGACATAGCATTACAGGTAGGACTGTATGATATGAAGACCACTAACTTTGACAGTGTATTTAAGTTACAGTTAGGTACCACTCCACATGATGATGTCCAAGGATCTACTCAAGGTGCACCAGTAGGTAATGATCTCCAAGATAATACTTCAAACGTTGGAGAGATCACTGGGTTGGCAATGCAATTCCGTCCTACTAATAAGGGTGAGTTTGAGTGGGAGCCTGGAGCAAAGGCAACACACAGTTGGATAGATCTATCACCACCAGATCCTGGTGATCCAATGACTAATGTATGGGTGGGTAATACTAAGGTAGCAATGCATGGTACCAATCAGATACCTGCTGAGATACCAGGCGAGTCTAGGTATATTAATAACCCACTGATGCCTAACTTACCTGGCGGATACATTGATACAGGTTATGTCCTAGATGAGAATGAATACTTTAGTGATAGTATCTTACCAACATATAATTACAGACAACTTACAGGTGTATACAATCACCTTCTAGAGAACCACTTGGTCACTAGGTTTGAGACCCTAGTGGGAGAGTTCTCTGCTGCTAATAAAGATGTATTGTTACAAGCAGCACCCACCACGTTTGCAAAGGGTGCTGTCCCATGGTATACTCTTGGTGAGCAAGGCACTCCAGGTTATCAGTCAGTTGTAGATAATCTCTGGGATGGATGGAAGGTCACTCCAACATGGAGAGACACATACTTCAACCCAGTAACCTTTATACATGACTACACACTGGATAATTTTGCTGGCACAGGTGCTAGTAACTTTGCTAACGCTGCTAAGATACGAGTAGGAATAACATTCTACCCAGTCGTAGCAAGTTTCAGTGCTAACTCTAGAAATGTACACTACTGGCAAGCAGCTATACATATCTTAGAGATTATATCTCCTGGTAAAGGATACACTGAAGCGATGGAGTTTGTCTGCACATGGCCTCCAATAAGAGACCCAGTGACAGAGGATCAACTCACAACACCATACTATCCTGACTACGAATCAAACTTTAAGATACCTGGACGACCTCTGGTTGCATGGTTTGAGGATGATGATCTAGTTAAGAGGACAGCGAAGGAAGCATTCTATCAAGAATCACACAACAAATCCTCACCAGTATGGTACTTCACCACTGATAGAAACAAATTCAGGGTGAAATTTAAGATCATAATCACATCCGTAACTACTTAAGTCAGGAAACGCATACATAATTATGTCACAAGGATTCAACACGAGGGAAGCAAACGCAGAGCGATCTCTTGAGAAGTCTTCAAAGCAATTGAAGATGCTTCGGAAAGTTATTGAGCAGTACAAAGACGACCCCAAGGGTAAGAAAAAGATGCTCAAGAAGATGAAGAGGTACTGGAAGAGTCCAATCGCTGAGATCAAAGGTCTCGATTACAAACCGAAGGGTGATGACTACGTACTACCTGAAGATTTGCAGTCAGATCTGGGCAAAATGGCCGAATATATTGATCCACGAAAGGAAGAGGGCGATCCAGATCAAGAATTGTCACTAACGGCTGACCAAGAAGCAGAATTACGTGATAAACTTTCAAAAACTCAGGACAAGGATGATTAATCTCGATGAAAAATTTCATGACTACCTTGGTAGTAAGACTAAGACCTTTCGCATAGACGGTGTAGAGGAACCACTACAGGGATATGGATACTGCTGTGATGGCAATGACATTACAGGGTATTATGTAACTACTGTAAACTATAAACTCTACTACAATCTCAACGATCAGTTTGTGAAGATGCATGCACTTCGAGAACTGGCACAAGGGGGGTTGACGGATAACCGCAAGTCCTGATATTATAAATACTTCTTAACAAAGGACTCGAAACAATCGTAACCCTGTGTTGGAAAAAACAGAACCCCATGTCGGGGGTTTCTATCATCCGCAGGGTCTTTTTGTATCCTTGCGAGACACTTTAAACAAAAACATGTCTATCAAATCAACAATCGCTGCGGTAGCAGCATCTCCATTCCTTCTCGCTGGTGCAGCTTTTGCTGGTCCATATGTGAATGTAGAAACTAACCTTTCCTATCCTGATGGAGAGTATTCTTCAGCATCTACAGACGTTCATGTAGGTTATGAAGGAACTAACGGTGGCAAGCTTGCATACTACGTACAAGGTGGTCCTGCTCTTAATCACAGCGAAGCAGCTGATGATACAGATCTTGACTTCTCTGGTAAGGTTGGTGCATCTTATGCTATTGCTGACGCAACTTCTCTTTACGGTGAGCTTTCTGGTGCTACTGATGAGGACACCAATGGTGACTCTCTAGTTAACTGGGGTGCTAAGGCTGGTGTTAAATTCACATTCTAAAACAGAAGGTTAATATCACACTATATAAAGGGTCACTTAAGGTGACCCTTTTTTCTTTCCACTATTAAAACTATGGCCGAAAAGTCTCCTGGTAACACCGCCATCTATACTAGAGAAGGGTGTCCCTACTGCACAAAGATTAAAGAAGTTTACAGATCTAAGGGGTGGGGCTATGCAGAATACAAATTAGATGTTAACTTTACAAGAGAGCAGTTCAAAGGTGAGTTTGGACAACAAGCTACCTTCCCTCAAGTTATCATTAACGGACAAAAAAAGGGTGGGTGTACCGAAACTGTTAAATACCTTCGAGAAAATCAATTCGTATGATGAGTGACGCTAACCCAGAGGAACTTTATACTATTATTGACAGAGCTATCGATGAAGCGATGTTTAATGGTAGATTCCTTCTTAATATGAAATCGTATCTCACTGGTAACAAGTGGACACGAAAACAAACAGGTGAATTACTTGAATCAAGTTCAATGGGAGAGTTAAATCAAGCAGTGGATGAGTTATCTCAATACATTGCAAGGGATAAGTATATGTCTGAAGCCTATAGTAACGTGCCTAAACCACAGGCACGTAAGATTAGGAAGTATTATGAGACACTTATAAATGATGCCCAAGAATATTATGATAACCGTAGACCTGGGAGACCCAGAAAGTCTGCTAAATAAAAAAAATAGTAAGGGGGAATGCTTATGTCCGATGTAGAATTTTATTACATCTCTTTCTTCCTTACAATAGGTAGTTTTCTTTTAGGTTTTGTGGTAGCATGGAACATAAAAGATGTCTTTGATCAGTGGAAGGAGAGAGCAGAGTATGCTGCGATGGTTATGCACCCAGAAATGTATGACGAAGACGGTCCTGTTGATCCTGGTGAGTTAATATACTTGCGTATTCACGACGAAGATGATATAGTAGATGATGAAGACGAGTAAGTTATGAAATTAATGATTTCTGAAGTGCTTCAGAAGGCACATAATGCTAAGACCAAAGCGAAGAAGATTGAAATCCTACAGGATAACAATACTCCTGCGTTGAGGTCTTTGTTTGTCTGTAACTTTGATGATAGTCTGACACCACGTGTACCTCTCGGTGAGGATGTACCTTACCGTAAGAATGAGGCACCAAAGGGCACAGAGCATACACTATTAGAAAAGGAAGCAGTAAAACTCTATCGATTCTTTAAGGGTGGTGATGATACACTACCTAACATGAAGGTAGAGAATATGTTTATTCAAATGCTTGAAGGACTTCATGCTGATGAGGCAGAGGTTGTAATTAAGGCAGTTAATAAGACACTTCATAAGAAGTATCGTATTACACATGCTGTAGTTAAAGAAGCATTCCCTAGCATCCAATGGGGTGACAGAGGTAGATGAAACATACTCCAGAGCAACTGGAACAGCTTAGCTCAGGTAAAGGATGCACTGTCATTAAGACATGTGTTACACCTGATGCTGCTGAGGATAAATCATTGCCAACTAACTCATGGCTTCTCACATTAGAGAAGGATGGAGATACTTGGTTTGATATTGTCATGGGTGGATCAGTATCTATCTTTGACAATTATTATGATGTATTCGGTGATTGTATGAAGAAGATGTCATACACTAAGGGACAAGTAAACCCTACACTTTTTAATCTTCAACCCAAACCTCCAAAGAAGAAGAAAAAATGACAGATAGTATGCATAGAGCGACACTGCTCAAACTGTTAAAGGAGAGAGCATATAAGAGAGGACAATATACATTATCATCTGGCAAGGAGTCAGAGCATTATGTCAACTGTAAACCTGTAACTCTTTCATGTGAGGGTAACGCATTGTTATCAGCACTGATGTTTAAACAATTAGATCCTAAGTCAGTAGCAGTTGGTGGTCTTACCCTAGGTGGTGACCCATTAGTCTGTGGTGTTGCACAACGAGCATACTATAAGGGTGGTCACATCGATGCTCTTATTGTCAGAAAGAATCCTAAAGGATATGGTACAAAGGAAGTTATCGAAGGACATAAACCTGAGAAGGGTGCTGTTGTTACAGTGCTAGAGGATGTAACTACTACAGGTGGCAGTGCTATGAAGGCAGTTAATGTCTTACGTGGTGCAGGTTTCACAGTTAATAGAGTGGTTGCTATCGTAGATCGTATGGAAGACCATGAGATCTGGGATCATAATAAGATTGAGTTTGTATCGCTCTTTAAGTTGGAGGACATTATAGAATGACAGTATACTTTGATCCAAGGAAACCAAAGAAGGATCCTTCTGAGATGACTGAGGAAGAAAAAAATTATGAGTTAGGTAAGCAAATCGTGACAGCAGTAGCAAACTTATTCATATCTCCTGTTATACTATTCTTAGTTTGGAATGCAGTGATGCCTGGACTATTTGGAGTAGGTACTCTAGGATATTGGTCGGCAATGGGACTGTATATAATTTCAAGGATCTTATTGAAGAAGAATGACTAGATTATGGAGAATATGGAAGTATGCGTTGGGTAGTTTCTCTGATGAAAGAACCAAACGTTATGACAACAACGTTGTTATCGTACGCACTCTTATATTCCTTTCTTATCTCATTACTAATTGTTTTATTATTAGCGGAGTAATCAGACACTGGAATGACTAAAGTATGTCTCGTCACGGTAACACCTGACGCTGAAAAAACTATAGGATACATAGCAAGAGTATCCAACCCTAACAATCAAGACAACCCTAAAGTAGAGGGGTTGTTAAAGTATTGTATTAAGCATGGACACTGGTCTATCTTTGAGCAAGCACACATGACCTTGCAGATAGAAACTACTCGTGGTATTGCAGCACAGATACTAAGGCATCGTAGCTTCACATTCCAAGAGTTTAGTCAGAGATATGCAGACACTAATCTTCTTGACCCACCAGTTATACCTGAGTTAAGGAGACAAGACAGTAAAAATAGACAGAATAGTATAGATGACATCCCAGAAACCGAGCGAGCCTTTTTACAAGGCCGAATTAAACAATACTTTGATGAAGGACAAGCCCTCTACAATGACTTACTTTCTAGCGGGATTGCAAAAGAGTGTGCGAGATTTGTGCTCCCCTTGGCTACTAGTACTCGTATCTATATGTCTGGTTCTGTAAGGAGTTGGATGCACTATATACAACTACGCACTGCCAATGGTACACAGAAGGAGCACATGGACATAGCAAACCTATGTCGTGACCACTTCATCTGTAACTTCCCCATCACATCTAAAGCATTAGGATGGTGTCCTGATGTAGACGACTGTGATTGTCGTTATGATAATGATTGGGGTGACACTCAACCTTGTTTACGAATAGACTAATGCCAACATATCCAGTAATAAATAAGAATACAGGAGAGAAGAAAGAACTCTCCATGAGTATGCTAAAATATGATGAATGGAGAAAGGACAATCCCGATTGGGACAAGGACTGGTCAGCAGGTACTGGAGGTATAACCTACGGAATGCCTAAGCAATCAGACGGTTTCAAAGAAGTGATGTCCAAAGTCCAAGAGAAGCACCCAGGTGCGAACCTATCGAGGTATACTTAAATCATGCCAGCACGTAAGAAAAAGAACGGCAACGGAAATGGTAACGGTAACGGGACCAACAGACGAATGAAGAGGAAACCACCTATAAATCTTGATCACCTCAAGACTATAGATCCATTAACAGATAACCAAACAACAGCATTTGATGCCTACAAACAGGGTAAACATTTGGTGTTGCATGGTGCTGCTGGTACTGGTAAGACATTCATTAGTTTGTATCTCGCACTCCAATCAGTATTGAATCCAGAGACACCTTATGAAAAGGTATACATGGTAAGGTCTCTAGTCCCTACAAGGGAGATTGGATTCCTACCAGGAGATCATGAGGATAAGAGTGACTTGTATCAAATACCATACAGAAATATGGTACAATACATGTTCCATATGCCTGATGAAGCATCATTTAAAGTATTATATGATAACCTAAGAGGACAAGAGACAATAGATTTCTGGTCCACATCATTCTTGCGTGGTGTAACCCTTGACAAGTCCATTATAATAGTAGATGAGTTCTCCAATCTAAACTTCCATGAGTTAGACAGTATTGTCACTCGTGTTGGAGAGGATAGCAGGATTATATTCTCAGGTGATTATTCACAATCAGATCTCACTAAATCAAATGAGAGGTCTGGTGTGCTAGACTTTATGAAGATTGTACAAGCTATGCCATCGTTTGAATGTGTAGAGTTTGGTATCAGTGACATCGTGAGGTCTGGTTTCATAAGAGAATACCTCATCACTAAAATTGAAATGGGATTTGATTAATGTTTAATTATGTTGGTCCTGCTAAACCTCTTAAGGAGGTGACGAGTAGGACGTTGGATCATGGTCGCTTCTATAAGATCGATGACCTTTGGATGCCTAGTGTTACAACGGTGGTTGGCCACCAGTCAAAACATGGTATACTAGAGTGGCAGAACCGTGTAGGTTTTGCTGAAGCAGAAAAGGTACGACGTGCTGCTGCATGGCGAGGCACTCAATACCATAATTTAGTGGAGCATTATCTCAAAAATGAATTGGAAGAAGTTGAAAAGAGCGAGGGTCTTCCCACGTACCTTTTTAGGTCTGCTCGTGAGACTCTTGATCGGATTGACAATATTCATGCTATTGAAGCCCCTCTTTACTCTCGCACTCTACGGATTGCTGGGCGTGTTGATTGTATTGCTGAGTTTGATAACGAACTTGCTATTATAGACTTCAAAACCACCAAGAATCTCAAGAAGGTGGAGCACTTAGAGAAATTCTTTGTGCAAGAAGCAGCGTATGCTTACATGTATTATGAGTTAACAGGTATAGAAGTAGACAAACTTGTCACTCTATCTGTTGCTGAAGATGGTACTATGCAAGTAGAGCAGAGATATGATAAGAATCCTTACATGGATACCCTTGTCGATTGGATAAACATATATCATGAGGAGATCAATGAAGGAAATTGAAGAAAAATTTATGACCCAAGGAAAGTTTACTTCCCTTGTTGAAGATAGAGTTAAAGCCAGTAATGGATTGATCAACTACATAGAAGCAGTAGCATCTGTTTGTGAAGAGTTTGAGATTGAGGTGGAGACAGTAGGTAAACTGATATCTAAACCACTCAAGGATAAAATTAAATGGGATGCACAACAATTAAATTATATAAAACGAACAAGTAGAGGGGTATTAAACCTATGACTGACGACTTTTTCAAATCACATGTAGTACAAAAAGAGTTGGAGCAAATCCAAGAGTGTTATACTGAACTACTGAAGATGTCTTCAGGACTAGCAGATTTCTCACCTAAAGAGAGACTAGATCACATTGAGAAGACACTAGAGTTGGTTGCTAAACAAAAAGTATTCTATGCTAGACTACAACTAGCAGCAAATGAGTTACAAGATGATGACTCAGCAAAGGCAATCAAAGAAAGGATCGAAGTGATGTCAGGTCAATTCAGTGGTGGTATGAACCTCACTATGATACTGGATCACATGGAAGAGAAGCTAAGAGGATGGAGAAAGGATCTCAGAGAACAGGGTGTTGACACAGCCTAAATAGTATGCTACTATAATCCAGTGGCAATATCACAATACAACTTCGGAGACAAATACTAATGTCATTCGCATCTTTAAAGAGCAAGTCTGGTAAGTTTGCTAAGCTTACACAACAGATTGAAAACATGTCCAAGCCTCAGGGGCGTGGTCCAGATGAAAGACTCTGGAAACCAGAGGTAGATAAGAGTGGTAACGGTTATGCCGTTATTCGTTTCCTACCAGAGCCAGATGGAGAAGATCTCCCTTGGGCACAGGTATGGAGTCATGCATTTCAAGGACCAGGTGGTTGGTACATTGAGAATTCTCTCACCACACTTAACCAAAAGGATCCTGTAGGTGAATTGAATAGGACACTATGGAATAGTGGACTAGATGCAGATAAAGATACTGCACGTAAGCAAAAGCGTAAGCTTTCTTATTATAGTAACATCTATGTTGTTAAGGATCAACTTCATCCTGAGAATGAAGGTAAAGTATTCTTATATAAGTATGGTAAGAAAATTCATGACAAGATTGCATCAGCAATGCAACCACAGTTTGAAGATGAAACTCCAATAAATCCTTTCGATCTATGGAAGGGTGCTAACTTTAAGATTAAAATCCAGACCATTGGTGGATACTGGAACTATGATAAGAGTGAATTTGATGCACCATCAGTCCTAGGTGGACTAGAAGATGATGCACTTGAGAAGGTCTGGAAGTCACAGTATTCTCTTAAAGAGTTTACTGACCTTAAGAACTTCAAGAGTTATGAGGAGTTATCAGCACGTCTGAATATTGTGCTTAACAAGTCAACAAGACCTGTAGTACAAACCAACGAGGAAGAAGAGGATTTAGTACCTCTTGCTAGTCCAGTTGTTAAAGCGGACCCTACTCCCACCAAAACCACAGGGTTTGGTGCTAAAGTAGAAGAGTTAGAAGGGGCAGAGGATTCTCCCGACCTTTCTTACTTCGCATCCCTAGCCAACGAAGACTGATGAAACGATTCGCATTTTTGCTCCTATTATTCCCCCTAGCAGCACCTGCCAGAGCAGAGGCATTGACCTGGAAAGAGTTTTGGGAGCCATTTGCGGAATCATACCACCATGGACATGCTCATGGACACCATCATGGACAATTCTATGATTGGAATGGAGGTGGGCACTGGCATGATGGTCATCGTCATCGTCACAGACCAAGATACAGGAAGTGTGAAAGAGTAGTAGATTATGAGAAGTGGGTGCCTGGTCATTGGGGCAGGCTATCCAATGGTGATGAGTATTATCAGGATGGGTACATGAAGTCGTGGTCTGAGATTCGTTGGTACAGATGTTGATATATTATTCGACTTTTTGAACAAGCAAAACCCCCGAAAAAATCGGGGGTATTTTTTTGTCTGTAGGGGTCGCTAAGTATTAATACCCACTAGACCCAAATGCATTCTGACTGGTAGTATTGTCCACTTGACCTGCTGTGGTTACTGCCACTGTGCTTCCATCTGCTAATACGTCACCTTCTTGGATAGTATCACCATTAGTGTCAAATATCCTAGATGAGTAATCCTCTTGAGCAGCAAATTCGATAGAACTGGTCTGACCGATATTTGTGCTATATGTTGGTTTAACGTTGATAAACTGCTCTTGGACAGTATCTCTAGAAAGCTTGATTTGCTCGAATTCTTCAGTTTCTTGATTTGGAAGATATTGGACTAATGTCTCAAATTCCTCTACAAACGCTCCTAGGTATTCTCGCTTTAAAAGGTAAATATTGCGTTTTTGCTCATTTATCTCAGCATGGTATTCATAGTTAGAAACAGGTCTAACGGTTGCTTCCTTATCATAGAGAGTACCGTCAGCAAAGCGATATGTGAAGTTTTCTGGTACTTGAATACCATCTTTTAAAACCACTCTTCCTCTAGGATCCTTAATTCTTTGAGTTTCCCAGTGATGTATATCATTTGCTGCATCCTCACTTCCATAGGTACTTACAAGATACTCATATAACTCATTTTCTTCCATGGGCCAATCTTCATACACATTGATGATATTATTGGTCAGTAGTACCACCCAGTCCATTGACATATCACCATAGAATTCCAATGCAACCTGATCTGGTCTTAAACCGTTTGGAATCGTATATTGCGTAAAACCTAAAATAGAGTCTTCTAGGTTATCTTTGATTTTAATTCTTCTAAAGAGATTCTTACCTAAAGTATAAGGATCTACATTATTCTGTCTATAACTGGATGTCCTTACATAGACATCAGGTAGAAATTTGAAGTAATTTGACATTAGGTATCACTCCTCGATGTTGCTCCTGGAGCGACTCTGCGTCTGCCACCCCTTCTCCATGCTCTACGATTTGCCCAATAATTAGGATTTGACCTAGATCTGGGATTATTGGGATTTTCCCTTGCTGGGGCAGGAGTTCCAGGAGGGGTATTTGTTGGATATGGGAATGAGTTAGTTCCAATGTTGAAATAACCACTATTCCTTGATGTGACACTATCAAAAGATTCCTTTGTAAGGAAGGATGTCTCTTGGAAATTCAGGGTCATATTATATGACGCAGGACCAAAATCGGTTAAATTATTGCCTGGAGTCCAAGATTGTAGTGATGAGTAATTTCCATCAGGTGATAGATCTACATCTACACCTTTTAGTACCATTTTGGTTGGGAATTGCATTAATGCACTTAACATACCCCCACCTGAACCATATCCTGGGTTTGCTATGGTCTCATCTCTACCATTATCGGTATATCGTACCACAGCGATTCTAAAGTACTCGGGTAGTGTCAACCAGTTATTACCATCCTTTCCAGGAAGCATTGCTTTCCTGAATGTGTCGATTATTTGGTATATGGTCTGGACATCAGTAGTACTCCTTGGTTGCATCTTGAAGGAGAACGAGTGATTCCTGAAACTTGTTCCTTTGAATATTGCTTCCTCATAAGGGTTAAAGATCTTACCCTGTGTAAGTGCGGATAGAGCATTTGCATCCATCCCTTGCATTCCTTGTCCTGTTACACCAACTGTTGCACTAATTGCTTTTGCTCCAGCACCAAATGCTAATGATGGTTTTGCTGCTTTTGCGAATTGTTTCAATTCACCTTTAAATGATGTACCTTCAAAATCACCACCAGATTGGACTATTTTCTGTGCTGCACCAACTGCTGCTGCACCTGCTGGACCTAATTGGACATTTGCATATTCTGCTGTATATTTTTCACTTAACTTGTTGGGAAGATACAAATATATGGTATCAAGCATTTCATCGTGCTCGTGACCATAAATATCTATTTTAAGGTAGTCAACCACTCTCGTCGGGAAAGCTGCTTCATCTTTAATAGCTTCTCTGCTATTACGATTATTGGCTCCTAACGGTTTGGCTGTTGGGAATACTAACGTCATGGCTTATAAAGGAATCTACAGACCTCAAAATAGACATAAGTATAAAGGTGATCCCACTAGGATTATTTATAGGAGTTTGTGGGAAAAAAAATTCATGCACTGGTGTGATAAGAATGTAAACGTATTGGAGTGGGGCAGTGAAGAAATTATCATCCCTTACCGTAGTCCTGTGGATAATCGTCCTCATAGGTATTATCCCGATTTCTATGTTAAAGCGAGGACAAAGGACGGAAGACTCGCAAAGAGCATTATCGAAATTAAACCTTATAAACAAACTCTCCCACCGAAACGTAAAAAACAGAAGTCTAAGACCTTTTTAACTGAGGTAAAGACATATACTGTGAATCAGGCAAAATGGAGAGCAGCGAGGGCATATTGTGCAGACCGTAGAATGACATTCTTGGTACTGACGGAGCATCATCTAGGAGTATGAGTATTTTCACAGACATTAAAGATTTAGCAGGAGGTGCCGTGCAGAGTAAGTCATGGTACCGAGAGCAGTTGCAGTATGGATTGGAATCATATACTGGTTTCTTTACTGTGGGTGATATTATATTTTTCAATTATTCAGCACAGACACCTAACTTACCATTTTGGGATACATTCCCTATGGTCAGGATTACTGATGTAGACTACGATAAGATGCAATTTTCAGGTGGTAATTTACATTATTTAAGACCTAGTAGTAGGAAAAGTATGGCAAATACATGGGCTGCTGGTAGTATTTCATATCCTATGCGTTGCCATCATAAATACTTTATGAATTCATGTACAAGTGTGTACAATGTCCCTCAAAATGAGTTGGAGGAGATGACTCCACTACCTGTTGAACAGTTTGTTATACAACCGCCTGGATTAGGGAAAACATTGGAGGTACCTAGTCGGATTATATGGAGTAGACTTAAGTAATGGCAAATAGTTTTACCAAGTTCCGTGAGTTAGTAGCGAGTGGAGCTAAAGAGCCAGCAAGGAGTAATCTATACTCAGTGAGGATGGATTTACCCCAAGCACTTATGCTGAACGATAGGGTATTGAGATCAAGAGGCAGGGATGTATTTGAGTCTATTAATTACTTCGCTGATGATGTAACAGTACCAGGAAAAAGAATTACTACTGGTCAGATAAGAGATGTAGGACAGCAACGTAATTTTGCTACTGATACTGCTGCTACAGATCTTAACGTGTCATTTATCGTTACAAAAGATTTAATACATAGAGAATTATTTGAGAAGTGGATGCAATATACTGCTAGTGATGCAGAGAATAGAGTAACAATATACGACGAATATGTAACTAATATATTAATATGTAAGTGGGAGTTAGGATCTAATATAGTATGGAATGGACGTACACAATTAGGGAAACCTTATCAACAGAGATTAAATAGAGCAACAGGTGTTTGGCAGATGTTTGGGGCATTCCCATATGATATGTCAGCACTTAGTTTTAATAATGGACAAACTGATATGTTAAAGTTAGATGTATCTTTCTACTACGAGAGATATAGATTTGACACTATTGGTGGTGAAGGTACTAGATTTGATTCAGGTGATCGTCATATCAACTTCTTCAATGAAAGTGCCAATATAATGGGATATGATGTTGAGCAAAAAGATGTTGCTCGATATGGTGTCTAAATAAAGATAATATAATTAATCGTTATGCCTTTACCCAAGTTAGCCATACCTGAGTATGAAATGGAACTGCCTATTACAGGCAAGAAATTAACATACCGTCCCTTTCTAGTGAAAGAGGAGAAATTGCTTTATCTCGCTATGGAGTCGAATAACGACAAAGAGATGATTAAAGCAGTGAAGACAATTATTAAAAACTGCACCAGTTTGAAAGGAAAAGTTGAAGATCTCGCAACTTTCGAGATTGAATATATCTTCCTTAAGATCAGATCTAAGGCAGTTGGTGAGGTCAGTGAATTTAAGATTACTGCACCAGATGATGATGAAACAAAGGTCGATGTGAGTATACCATTGGAGAAGGTAGGAGTAGTTGTACCAGAAGGTCATACTAGCAAAATTCAGTTAGATGATAGTGTAGGTATTAAAATGAAATATCCATCATTGGATGTATTCATTCAACAGAATCTTACTGAAAATCCAGACATTGATGATATCTTTAAACTTGCTGCTGGTTGTATAGACCAAGTATGGGATAAAGAAGAGGTATATGATACCTTTACTAAGGCAGAAGCACTTGACTTCTTAGAAGGACTCAACTCTGAGCAATTCCAGAAGGTACAAGATTTCTTCCAAACAATGCCTAAGTTATCGTATACTATTCCAGTTTATAACCCTAAAACTAAGGTCACCAGTGAGCTACAGTTAGAAGGTCTAGCATCTTTTTTCGAGTAGCCCTAATGCATGATAGTCTTGAGAATTACTACAAGACTAACTTTGCATTAATGCAACACCACAAGTATTCTCTAACAGAGTTGGAAAATATGATGCCTTGGGAACGTGATGTTTATGTGAATCTTCTTATTGCTCATATACAAGAGGAAGAAAGAAGACAAAAATCAGAAGAAAACAAGATGTCCCTTTAAATGGCAATTAAATCGTTTGTTACAATTAAACCATTTAAGATTTCTAGCAAGTTAGATGCAGACTTCAATGAGATCCGTAAGGGAATCAATCGTACAGGTGTTGTAACAGAGGGCATTGCTAATAATTTCTTTGAAACCAATACTATCATTGAGTTTCAACGTGACTGGCTCCGCAAGGATATAGCAGAGAAGACCGAGGCATTAGATACTAAGGATAAAAAGAAGAAGAATTTATGGCAGAAGAGTGTTGATTCATTTCGGAAGATGTTCCGAAAGAAGAAGAGAGATAAGGTAGAGAAGACATTAGAGGAAGCAGAGAAGGAAGCAGATAAACCTGTAAAGAAACGCTTTAGGGAGATTAAAGGACCATTGCAAGGATTCCTGAAAAGGATCTTTGGGTTTTTAGATGCCATTATAAGCGGTTTTATATTGTACGGTATCTTCGACTGGATGGATAAGATGCCAGGGTCGGCAGAGAAGATATTCAAATTGGTATTTGCTATTGGTAAGTTTGCGTTTGCGATACTGGGATTTGGTATCAATGGCATAATGAATGGACTCACCAATATATTTGGTGCATTTGATGAGAATCCTGTTAAGAGAGGACTAAGGGGAGTATTAGGAGTACTCCAGTTATTAGGTGGTATTGCTGCATTTAAGACAGCACAATACTTAATAATGCCATGGAAGGCAATACAAGATTTTAATGGTGTTAGAGAGACATTTGCTAGGAATACTCAAACACAAGAAGAGATAAAGCAGAGTGCTGCTGCAAGACGTACAGGATATAGAGATAAGAAGACAGGTGTAATATACAGTAAGGAAGAGTACGATCAGATCCAGAAGTCTGCTAAGAGAGCAGATGCTAAGAGAGCTAAGGGTGCAGGTAAAGGGTTTAAGTCTGATCTATATCAGAAAAAAGCACAAGATAGATTCCAAGGACAATTTAAAGGGGCAAACAAAGGACCACTCAGTAAGTTGAAGCAACGTGGTCGAATAATGGGTAAGAAAGGACTCAAATTCGGCAAGAAAGGTTTTGGTAAGATAGGTAAGTTTGCAAAGGCAAGACCAGGTGCAGCAGCAGGAGGTCTATCGGTATTAGGTGGTGCCACACGTATAGCAACAGGTATAGCATCAGGTGAGAAGAAGTCTGCTGCTATAGGTGCAGGTGTTGGACAGGCAGCAGGTGGTTTGATAGGTGGTGCAGTAGGTACTGCGTTACTAGGTCCATTCCTAGGTCCATTTGCACCTATCGTTGGTAATGCTATTGGTGGTTTCTTAGGTGAATGGGCAGGAAAGAAGATAGGACCAATCATAGAACCTATATTTGGACCTATTGGTAAGGCATTTAAGATGTATTACACGGTTGTATGGGGTGTTATGAAGGAGGTCTTTGCACCATTTAAAGAGACCTTTGATGCATTGATGGGATTCCTTAGTGGAATAGGTGACTTATTGATGAAAGGTGCTAAAATGTTAGGGGATTTTGTCGCTTTCGTTTTTGGTGCTGCTGTTGATGCAATTAAATGGATCATTGAAAGAGTTATCAATGGTGTGAAGAATCTTGTGGCATTCGCTAAGAACCCTATAGGGTTTGCGTGGAAGGTCATAAGGACTAGAGGTAAAGTCCTACAAGTAGGACAAGAAAAATCAGAGGGCGGTGCCGTACCAGTTTATGGTACAATGAAAGACATTTATCCAGTAACAACACCACAGGAGTCTTATAGTATGGGCGGTTTAGTATCAGGTATAGCAGGAGCAATGCTGGCAGGTAGTGCATTATTTGCACCAGCAATGGCAGAAGGAGGACACATAGTAACTTCAGAGATGGGTCAAAGGGGATTCGCTTTATCTCCTGGTATGCACATGGGAGTTGATATTGCTACAGAGGTAGGTGAAGCATTACACGCAATGTCAGATGGATTCGTTGATGCAGTAGGTAAGGATTCTGGATATGGATTCTGGATTAGTTGGGTAGATAGTAAAGGATATGGTCATTTCTTTGCTCATCTTGATAAGATGCCAACACTTAAGAAGGGGGATAAGACATCTAAAGGTACAATATTAGGATATACAGGTAATACTGGTAGATCATCTGGACCCCATCTTCACTGGGAGATGGCATTGAATCCAGCAGACACTGGTAGACCTAAGACAAATGTATTATCAAGGGTAAATCCACTTGATTTCTATGATAAGGAAGCACCATTTGGATCAGGTGGTGGTGATCAACCTCAACCAGCTAAGGAATTATCTTTTGATCCACCACATGTAATAGAACCTATTAAAGATGGTGCAAAGAAAGCACTTGATGGTCTTGTTGGTCTTTGGAATAAGAGTTATGGGAAGGTTATTCCTCAACTCAAGATCGATCCTAAGCATGCTAATCTGAAGCGTATTGCTAAGAAAATAAAAGAGAAAGCATTCAGGGATAAGGATGAGGAGATGATGCCATTAGTCATGAAGGGTGAAACCACAGTTGTTACTGAACAGGTAATAAATAACAGTGGTGGTACTAATGTTATTCCTGTGTACTCACCTACGTCACCAATGTTAACTTAGTATGGCAGACGCACCTACTATTAAAGTAAAGAGGGCAGCACTGTATAAGATGGTATCTTATAAGGGTACCAATACTGGTATGCAGGCTGTCATCTCTGGTATGAACTCTTTGGGTCAGACCCTTAATAGTATTTCCTTGAACTCTCAAGCAATGGTTGAGGGATGGAGGACTAACATTGCCACACAGATATCTAATAACAAAGCATTAATTAAGAAAGAAGAGCAGATAGCTCAGAATGAGGAGAAGAGAGATAAAGCAAAGCAAGTAGATGAGAAGAAGAGAAGAGGTAAGGCAGCAAGAGATGATGCTGAGAATAAGTCAGAGACACAACCAGCACTCAAGAAGATAGCAGAGGCATTTAAGAAGGGAAGTACTAAAGCATTTGGTGGTCTATTCAGTGGAATAGTCAAGGTTGCTAGTTGGTTATTCACTCTCATGGCAGGGTGGAAAGTCTTTGAATGGATTGAGAAGAATCCTGATAAGGTAGAAGCATTATTCAAAGGTCTTGCACGAATAGGTAAGTTTGTATTTAAGATAGTAGGGTTCTTAGCAGGGTCATCCTTAGATGGGTTGACTAAATTCCTAGAGAATCCTATTAGTCTGAAAGGATTGTTTGGAGCATTACAGTTCCTTTTATCAGCAGCACCACTATTCTTAGGATTGGCATTCCTTAAGAATCCTATAGGTACAGTAAAAGCGGTAGGATGGGTAATATCTAAACTAGGTGGTGCCTTTGGAGGAATGAAGAAGGCAGCCCTAACAGGTATAAAGAAAGGATTTCAACTGTTCAAGGGTGCTGCTGGTGGTATAAAAGGTGTAGCTAAATCACTCTTACCCAAGGTGGGTAAGTTTATGAGTGGTAAAGGTGGCATGATGCTAGGGTCACTAGCTGCTGGATCTGCTGCTGCTATGCAAGTGTCAGCAGAAGGTGGTAGTGGAGCAGAAGTAGCAGGTGCTGGTGTTGGTGCAGGTGCAGGTGCTGCAATAGGATCTGCGTTGGGTGCTGCTACTGGTATACCTGGAATGGGTATGATTGCAGGTGCTGCTGGAGGATTTTTAGGAGGTAAAGCAGGTAAAGCAATAGGTGGAGCATTAGAGCCAGTTATTGCACCTATTAAGGACTTCATTGGAAAGGTAGGTGAGATCTTTAATAAGGTAATGGAGCCTATACAGAAGAATCTTAGTCAATTCTTTGTTGTATTGGGTGACTTTATGAGTGGTATACTTACGGCATTGGAACCTCATCTACCGATGATAACCAAGATAATGTCGATAGGTGTCAAGACAATGTTCTTCCCCTTATTCTTAGGAATGAAGGCATTAACTACTGTATTGAAATTCTTTACTCCCAAAGGAGGTGGTGCTGACGCTAGTGATATTGATATAGATGGTCAAGACCAAGATGTGATGGATGTTAGTGAATATGCTACGGTTAATGGTAAGAAACCAGGCGAAGAAGGTTATGATAGATCTAAATTAGTTGATGGGCACGAGACTATAAGAGATGCTCACAAAGATAGAAACCCTCATTTGTCAGCTGGTGGATGGTATCAGGAACTTGCTAAGGGTGGTTGGATTAATGGTCCTATGTCAGGTTACCCAGTTAGTCTTGATGGTGGTAAGTCAACCAGTTTCATAGGACATGGTAGGGAGTATGTTGCACAGAAGTCTAGTGGTGGTGCATTTGTAGTTCCATTTGATACACCAGCAACTAGAAAGAATAAGGGTCTGACAGCCATGAGGATGCGTCAGGCATTGATGGGTGGTTTCTTACCACAGAAGTCAGAGGGTGGTGAAGTAGAACCACCTCAGTTAGTTGGATCTTATAAGGAGTTTATAACTAAGACTACTACGATACCAGGACAGGAGCCACAGAAGGAGAAGGAAAAGATTAAGCATACCTATGCTATAGATGTTAATCATCTACATGAGCATAAGGATCAGATATTGGAGCAGTTACCAGAAGGTACGACAATAGATATGCTTATTAATAAGCAAACTATTGATATAGATCAGAGGAAACTTGCTCAGATCCTAGAGTCTAGTGATGCACATGCTGCAACTAAAGAGAGGATGAGAGAAAGGAATAAGGCATACTTAGAGAAGCATCAACTTGTATATAAAGATCCTGCAACAGGAGCAGAAAAGGTTAAAGGACATTCTTCTTTTGATAGTTCCTTTATGGAAACAGGTGCTAAGTTAGAGAGTGCAAAGCAAGATGAAACTACTAAGAAGAAAGAGTTACAAGCAGCAGCATTAAGTGGTGGTGGAGGTGTTAATGTAGTTAATGCACCACCTATACAGACAGGTGGTGGTGGAGAAGATGTACCAATAGCAATTCCAGGTGAAGATAAGCATGATTCACACGAGTATATGTTACCTAAGTTTGGACTTATACATGAGTTCTTAGTTAATCCTTCGGAGTTAATGTGATATGAGTACTGTAGCATTCTCATCCCCACCCCCTAATACAGTAGCGTTGAAGGGTCAGGCATCCCAAAATTCCAGAGGGATGACGGTAAACAAGATTGAACTTGTTACCATGGATGATAAGAAGTGGAATATAGAAGAGATGGTAATGGATTTTGAGTATCTAGAATCCATTGAGTCTCCTTTCCTTCGTTGTGATTTTACTATCTTAGACGCAGTTGATTTTAATTTAATGCTTCAAGGTGGTGAGAAGATTAGTATTAATATTACGACTGATAGTGCACTGGAGGGTGAGAAGTTAGATGTAACAATGCAGGTCTATAAGATAGGTAGTATTGTTAAGTCTGAGAGAGGACAGATGTATATTCTTCATACTGTCTCACCAGAGATGTATAATAATGAACAGTTTAAAGTATTCAGAGCATTTGGACCAGGTAAGGGTGCTAAGGATGTAGATAATATCCCTAAGTTTATTTGTAAAGAGTATCTTAAAGGAGATAAGAAGATTAAGGAGGATGGTTTTGAGAATCATTCAAAGTATACTTTTATATCCCCTAGCTGGAAACCAGTAGATACTATAATGTTCCTTAGTGATAAGATCACCAGACTAGATAAGAGCAAGGGTAGTAAGAAACAATCTGGTTTCTTCTTCTGGGAGAATGGACATGGATTTAATTTTAGATCTGTTGATTCTATATGTGAGGGTGGTGCTACTAAAAACATATACACATACAATTATGTCCAGAAAGGTACTGATCCAGGAAACAAATTATTTACTATAGAGAATATACAGTATCCAGATAAGGCAAATCATCTGAAGAGTATGAGGATGGGTGTCTATAAGTCTGCTGCTATAGGTGTAGCATTACCAGTACCTAAAGATGCACGTGCACCAAAGTCTGCTAAGACTGAAGATCAACCAGGTGGCACTATGAATGAAGCTATGGTGATGACATATGAAGAACTATTTGGAAAGGCATCTACTGTTGAGAAGGTACCACCATTTAAGACACCAGAATTTTTAAAAGAATCAGAGCCAACTAGGATTAAGTTTCGTGCATTACCTGGACTAAAGAATCAGTCTAACAATTCGATGCCTAATAATGGTACCAGATCTGATGATGATTATATGTCAGTAGCAGAGTATGCATCTGCACGTTATACATTAATGAGTGCTATTAAGTTAAACATTACAGTTCCTGGTAACGTTGGATTAGTTGCTGGATCTTTAATTAAACTTATTATTCCAGGATCAAGACAGAAAGGTGCTAACGTAAAACAAGATAAAAAGTTTAGTGGAAAGTATGTAATCGCAGGTTTGAAGCATACTTACAAGAGAAATGGTATAACAACAGATCTAGAATTAGTCAGGGATTCCCTACCTCGTAGTGGCAACGAATAGTATATTTGCTATAATATTAGTATAAATAACTATACAGCTTGGGATAGGAACCATGCAAACAATCGAACAGCACATTCAGAGAGATCTCGAAATCCTTGACGATCCGCAATTGAATCCTGCTGCACGTCGTCACTTCAAGGAAGAACTTCATGAACTCGAAGTGTATGCAGAGCACCATAAAGCGGAGATCGCAGCAGGTGACCATCACGATCCAAATGCTATTGAACTATTTTGCGAAATGCATCCAGACGAGCCAGAGTGCTTAGTTTACGACGACTAAATAGACTGGAGTCACGATGTTATTCGGCATGCAGTTTAATGAGCAAGAGCTTCACCAAATGAGAGAAGCTTGTATTAAATTTCAACAATACGCAGGGTCATCATTTCAGATACGTGAATATGATAATTTGATTAGGAAGATAGATAAGTATACGGAACAATATTCTTGTGATGACTGCTGCTACTGTGAAATTCATAGACCTGATGGAAGGTCATTATCGCAACCAAAGACAAGCGATGAGCAACCCTTCAAGGTGGCCTCAAATCGATATTCGTCTTTCGATGTTGTCGGAACGGCAGATTGAAGCGAAGTCTTGGTACAAATATAAGGGTGAGGAAGACCCTTATAATATCATTAGATACGATTTGGAGGAGGTAAATGAAAATCTTATCTACTCCAAAACGTATAATATTCTTACTGATAAGCCTTCTTGTCCTTTCATATGGCAGTATGTGGACAACTGGTGGCATGGGAATCTTGATGGAGAATGCATACAGGGTAAGACAAGGATGGTCTCAAAGATAAGATTCAACGGACAGGAGTATAGAGCAATAGATACTGGTTATGATTTAGAGACTGGTGCCTTTCGTTGGGGAAAAGAAGAGACAGAAGGTGAATTTCTTTTTACAAGGCTTGCTAAATAAAAGAAAACATTATATACAATGAGTAGATCTGGTACCGATTTTTTAGGAAAAGATGGATACACCTGGTGGGTAGGTGAGGTCGAAGAGATCGATGACCCCTCACAGCTGGGTCGTGTCAAGGTGCGTATCCTTGGTTGGTATACAGGTAGTAAGAGTAAAGAAGCATATACTAAAGATGTCCCAACGGAGATTCTTCCTTGGGCTACTGTACTGTTACCTTGTGACAAACCACAGACTAAAGGTGCAGGTTCAACAACAGAATTACAACCAGGTGCATGGGTATTAGGTTTCTTCCTCGATGGTGAGGGAGCACAGATGCCATGCGTTTTAGGTGCGTTCAGAGGTTTCCAACAAGATAAGGAAGATAAGAAGACCACTATTGCAGACGCTAAAAACGCTGAGAAGAATAAGACTAATACTAACTCACAAAAAGGGTTAGATGGTAAGGATAAAATGAATGGGAATCCTTTCCCTAAAGTTCAGAGTAGTACACCAGGCGATGCAAAGGGTGCTATTGAAGAAGCAAGAGGTGGTATCAGCACTGCGGTACAAGTATTACCAGGTAATGCTGTAACTAACCCATTTAAACCACCAGTTAATGCTAATGGTATTGGTGATGGTGTTGCAGGTCCAGCAGGTAAAGGATTTGAAACTGACCTAACAAGGATGTTAACTGAGTTAGGTGAGATGGCATCTACCATGGCATCAGGTCCAGGTGGATTTGTTTCTGTTGCCACAGGTAATAAGATGGCAGGAGATAAGGTAAGGGAGCATCTAGGTAAGATTATTAACTTCCTATCCAGTGGTATCTCTGGTATCCTTGCACCTCTAAAAGAATTACTAGCAAAACTAATTGCTGAGATTGTAGCGATACTTGTTAAGATTGTATCTCAGTTCATTCCTATTGTTGTCATCAACATGTTGATGTCATTCTTATCACAGATCTTTGATTTATTCTGTGCTAAGAAACCAATGTGGTTGGGACTGGTGCAGAGTGCGTTGTCGGATACGGTGAACTTTGCGAACCAGATGGCAGCGTTAGCTGTCAATAAGATAGCTACGTCTGCAATTGGAACAGCAATCGATTCTGCTGTTAAAGGATTAAGCAACCGTATCCTTTCTGGTATCACTTCATCAATGAATCGTGTAAGAGATGTTGCGGGTGATGTCATAAGTGCTGTTAGTACTGCTAAAGGTATGGCAGGGGCAGCAAGGGCGTTAGGTGATACAGTCCAGATGATTATGGAGTTTGACTTCACATCATTGGATTGGGGATCTCTTTTACAGATCCTAATGGCAATTCTAGGTGCTCTATTTAAAAAGAGTTGTAATAGGAAGATAAAGAGGCCGAAGTCTAAAGCGTGGTTCCCACTGATAGGGTCCACGCCATGCGATAACATCAATGATGCTCTTAGAGGTACTCCATTTGCTGATGTAGATAATCTATATGATGTTAGTATCACCTCTTCTCAAGGACAGTTTGGTGGAGGAGGAAAAGAAAGTGGTAGTTACATCGATAAGATGTTCCAAAACATTAACCCATATCTAATGGAGACTAAGACAACTCTTAATGGGTCTAAGGTTATTAATGATGCTACGCCAGGTAAAGAGAAACAGATAACGTCAGGTCCAGGTGGTGTAACGAGTTTCCAAGACTCTCATGGTAATGAGCACATTAACGTACCAAACAACCAGACTAAGATTATTGCTAGAGATAAGTGTGAGACTATTAAAGGTAACTACTGTCTAACAGTTGAGGGTGATTTCTATCTTAAGGTCATGGGTAACTACCATGAAGAGATAACTGGTGCTAAGAATGAGCATAACTCACAAGGACCACAGTCTGAGTCTGGTGGTGAGTCTGATAGTCCAGATACCAGTGGTACAGGTGGTGCTGTTGATAGTACAGATACTAACGTAACTTCAGGTCAGATATCTGATGATACCCAGAAACAAGCAAATGCAAACAATCTAGGGTCAGGTGGTAATTTCCTAAACTATAGGTCTGCTGTAACAATGGAGAGGAATAGAGTCCTTAAAGAGCAGAATATAGGTGGATTCTATCCAGTAGATAAGATACCATATGCACCTGATGCTGATAGATTTGGTAGGACACCAACAGGTCCACAATTAACTGGTAAACTTAATGATACTACTGAGCAGAAGTCTGCTGCTAGAAAAGAAGGAGACCATGATATAGCATATACTGGTGAGGTTAAGATACAGGGTGCTAAGGTTAGTATTGCTGCTATCGAATCGTTAATGATTAACTCACAAAACGTTAAGATAGAAGGTAATACCATTGAAAATATTGCTGATGGTGAGATAGTTAACCAAGCAAACTTTATTACATCATTCCTAAATGCAGGTAGATTTGAGTTTATTGCACTATTCAATCCATTTGCTGCATTAACTGGTCAGTTTACTATGGTTAAGGGTGCTATTGTGGATATCACATGTGACCTACCATTCCCTGCTGCTGCACCACCATCACAGGTTAGGATCTCGATTGGTACTCAAGTCCCATCCAGTATGGCAGACATCCTAGCAGGTTCACAAAACGCATTACATGCCACTTTCGTAGCTGCACCCACTGGGGTCATCGCTGAGTTTGTGCCTTCAGGATCCCTGATAAACCAGGTGGTCACTGGGATGGCATCCTACTCATGTGCAACTGGATACCTTGCTGCTGGTTGTGGTTTCGGTCCTTGTCAGATCTATGGCTTGCCAGTTCTCCTGAACTAGTGTATACTTGGTAGGAAGCGACTCTCTACACCATGAATGACTACGATGAGAACCAATACCTAGAGCACATCTGGGTGGACATCCCTAAGAGGACTGTCAAGATTATGGCAGACGATGGGGCAGACGAAGTTATACAATGGAATTTCAATGAGGAGGGGTGTGAAGGTTTCACTGAGACTCTAGCTACATTTAAAGAATACATACCAGAGGAGATGATAACGTATCTACCATGAATATTATAGATTTATCACAAACAGAATTTGAAGAGAGTGTACCATTCTCACTTAAATTAGTAGAGAAAGGACATACCTTAAGAGTAACTACGAATAACGGAATTGTGTGTATTGTCTCACCTGTTGCGTCAGTTACTAGAGAAGATCCTAATATAGATATACCAAGTCCAGAAGAATTCAAACCAGATCCTGTTGGGACACGACAGTTTGTGGAGGAAGCACTGGGTGAAATGACAAACGCACAAGGTTTTCCAATATGAGAATATTTTTAGATACTGCCGAGACATCTGTTATTAGAGAGTACTTTGCGACAGGTCTAGTTGATGGGGTCACTACAAACCCTACACTTATTATGAAATCAGGTAGAGATCCAGAGGATGTCTATTCTGAGTTAGCAGACATTGGTCTACAAGATATCTCTATGGAGGTTGTAGGGACTGGTGACGAAATGTTAAGCGAGGGTCGTCGTTTAGCTCAAAAGTTTGGAGATGTCGCTACAATTAAAGTACCATGCACACGAGGAGGACTCGCTGCATGTAAATTACTATCGGAGGATGGAATTAAAGTTAATGTTACGCTTATATTCAATGCTGCTCAGGCTATCCTATCTTCAAAGGCAGGTGCTACGTACGTCTCTCCTTTTATTGGGAGGTTGGACGACAATAGCGTTGCTGGGTTGGAGGTTATCAGATCAATAGCAGAAGTATATAAAGTACAGAATGTACCTACACAGATACTTGCTGCATCTATTCGTGATGCATATAAAGTAACTAGAGCATTCTGGAATGGTGCACATGTTGTTACTATGCCACCTAAGATCTTAGGTAACATGTATAAGCATGTCCTTACTGATGCTGGATTAGATAAATTTGATGAAGATTGGGCAGAAGTGCAAGCACAAATTGCACAGAGACAGGTGTTTGAACCACCTGCTATTGCACAACAAGTAAGACATGGTGGAGATCTAGATGCTTTCTGAAGAGGGAGTTGAATTTATTAAACAATATTATCCCATTCCTGATGTGACATGGGATGATGTTATCAACAAGCTCGATGAAGATGTTTTAGATGGTGATTGGGGATATTCTAATGATAAGTACCCCGATGAAATTTTACCAGTAATAGTTGGCACTGGACGTTATATCCCTGAGAATATACGTCCGATATATGAAGCAGTGAGAGAGGATATAGGTATGACTTGTATGCATACCTATATTTCTTTTTCTAAGTTATCAGATACATTTGGCCGACATAATGATGATATGGATGTTTTTATTGTACAAGCAATAGGGGAGACATCCTATAAATTTGACACAGGAGTGTGTCATAGACTGGAACCTGGAGATGCTATCTTCATACCTTCCTATGTTTATCATCATCCTTTTAATCATGGACCTCGATGTTCATTAAGTTTTTCAACCTATGGAAGAGATTAAATGGAGTTACGAAGATCTAAAAAAGGCACTGCTTGACAGTGCGTCAGACTATGATAGAATAGTCCAAAATATGAGAACAGATGACACTAAAGACAGAGAAAAGAAGAGCACAAGTGAAGAGTAGGTTTTATTATATCTTCTGGGGTGCTGCCACAGTATCAGTATTCATTGGTCAATTATACGTTGGATCAGGATATAGACAGTTTGCAAATTCTTTGAATAGATTGTTTGATACTATTGAAGTAGAAATCAACCAACCTAGATTCTATTAGTACATAAAAAAATCCCCCTATAAAAGGGGGAAGATACCAGAGCCACTCGTTTAGTGTGGAAAAGTTTGAAACACTTTTGGATCTAACAAAGAAGATCTTGACATATCCTTTCCTCTTCTTTGCCGTTACTCTGAAGCATGCAAGCGAAGTAATCATCGATTAATTCGTCTTGTGGTGTTGATAGGCAACGGTCATCCTTAAAGTGCTTCCACTCAGCTAATTGATTTTGTGGCATATTGATCATGGTATCTCCCTAGATTTGAAAACATAATAAATAAGTTTTAACTCATTTATATTCCCCAATTCTACCACTATTTATAAGGTTTATGTGTGTAATCACTGATACAATTTACAAATATTATTGCCTAGGAGAATATGCCTAATCCAAACCAATTATGGGAAGACATGGACAAGTTGAACGCAATGTATGAGGAACTCATGTGGGATCCTGATGACGAACTTGATTTCTCAGTAGATTACGCCAAAGATCGTATAATAATACGCAATAAAGATAGACAGGTTGATAACGGTTATAAATAAAACTGTAAGAATTGTGTTGAAATTCTGTGGCAACTAAAAGAATATCCCAGTTAGAAACAATCTCTAATGATCTGGTAACTGGCGAAGCTATTCTTCCTATTGTTATCTCTGACCCTCTAATACCTAATAGAAAAGCGAAGATTAACCAGCTTTTCCGTGGACTTAGTGCAGGTAGTCAGACTGCACCAGGACTAGCTTTTGACCTTGACCGAGATTCTGGAGTGTATCAAAGTGCGATCAATGAAATTGGTCTAACTTTTGGTACTGCTGCGTTCTATAATAGTAGAAGGGAAAACACTGATGGATCATCTACTCTGTTAATCAGAGCGATTGATACTGCATCAGCTACATCAAGTATCGAAATGACCCCTCAAGGTAGTGGTTATTTCACAGTCGCTGGACCTATTATCCAGACTGACGTGCAATTTTATCTACAGGGTGACCAAAACCCTGCTAAGAGAGCACATTTTAACGTAGATACTATTTCTACACAGTCAGGGACAAGACGTTTTGATTTACCTAACGTAGGGACAAACACCAGCACTACTCTAGTTGCTAACGACACATTCCAAACTCTAACTAACAAGACTATCCTTATTAAGGATGCTGAGTTACAGATCACAGGTACCACAGATACCGCAAAGATCGCTAAGTTTGAGTGCGACGCATGGGAATCACCTGGTGCACACACATATAAGTTACCAGACTTCGGAGCAGCACAAACACAATCTACACTCCTTGATGACATTTCTAATCAGAATGTCTTCAATAAGAATATGGTTAACCCCACATTCTCTAATACACCTTCCGATGATGAGAACAATCCTACGAAGTACGTAATCTTTGATTCATCAGAACTCACACAGGATAGACAAGTTACATGGCCAGACCTTAATATAAAGGTTGTTGGTGAGGCATCGTCTCAGACTATTGAGAATAAGGTTTACAAAGGAGCAGTATTCTGCGATACCGACCCTGCTGATGGTCTAGGTCGTAAGATACAGTTTGATCTATCAAATATCGAGGATAACAAGACTTATCAGTTTAGTTTCCCAGATGATGATCCTGCTGCACCATTAAATAATGGTACAGCGTCAAACGTCCTCGTCGCTGAGAGGAAGACTCAATTCCTCTACAATAAGACGATGGAATTGATGAAGATAAATAACCCAGATAACGTCAACGGTTTAGTGACCCTTGACATGTCTAATATTACAGATGGGGTATCAATTCAATTCCCAAATGCCGATGCAACGCTACTTTCAACTAATAACATTAGTGATGTTGCTATTAGTTTCGGTGGAGCACTCGCAGCACCTGTCCTAGGTGGGCAAATTAGACTACAACAACACTTTATGTCAGGATGGTAAGTAAACAATGACCGCAGGAAGACTAGCTGCTGACAAACCAGGAGCAACAACAAATACAGTTTTATATTCGTGTCCACCGACACTCAGTGGTAGCACAGTCTTGAATGTGTGCAATCAATCTGGATCAGGTGTAACGTATAGGGCTGCTCTCAGGGACTACGATCAAGTCCTTCACTTGGATGGTTTAAACCAATCCGCTTATAAGTTTGCAAAGGGTAATCCTATTACCGCTTATAAGATTCAGTTACAACCAGGATTCCAATATTCGGAAGCGATTCCAGGTACTGAGTTTACTACAACTAATAACGCAAAGGCAAAGATACTTGATGTATTCAAACCTACTTCAGACGTTAATCTTTATACCATAGTTAAAGAAATTAGTCAGACCGACTTAGGTGCTGACTCACTTGCAGGTACATTTACAGGGGGTGAGACACTAACAGGATCAACTTCAAGTTTTACTGCTATATTCAGAGGTATCGTTGGTACTACTCAGACATGGTTACAGTATACCGACGCAGCATCAAACGCCACTTCAGTTAGTATCTCTCGTAATACGGGTCTTGCTGACGGGATGTATATCAACATTGGTCCTGCTGCATCTGCTGATACTGAAATTGCAACTATCAATGCTGGTGGTATTAACACTTCCACTAATGAATTAACAATCACTAGAGGTGCACTAGGCACTACTGCTGTTGCTATCAAAGCAGGTACCGCAGTAAATGCTTGGTCTGAATCGGCAACTACAACCACTATTGATGAAGGTGGTACTTATGTTGCAGGTGATGGCACATTAACAGTTGTAGACTCTACTGGATTCATTACTGGTGGTATCATAAAGATTGATAATGAGTTACTAGCAATTACTGATGTCGCAGGTAATGACCTCACTGTAGAGAGAGGACGTTATGGTACTGCTGACGTTGACCATAACAATGGTGTTGGTGTAACTCTATTAACAGACAATGGATTATATCTCCTAAACTATTTCACAGAAGGTGAAACAATTACTGGAGCACAGTCCAATGCATCTGCATCTCTAAACTTTAGTGTCAGTTCTGCTGCTACTATCGTTACTAAGTATCTTACTACTTCAACTGGACCATCTGCTACTGACCATCTATACAATGGCATTCAACAGATACAGATAGACAGGACTTATAAGTGGGATCTAAGTGATGCTTCTTGTAATAACTATCCATTAAAATTCTCAGCAGATGATGCTGAAGGTACTAACGGAACAGGTACTGAGTATACTGCTGGAGTCAGTAAGGTAGGTACTGCTGGCACTGCTGGAGCATATACATCTATTGAGGTGACAGAGAATACCGCAACGTCACTATTTGCATATGCAGATGGCACACCTGCTGGATCAACTACTGGTATTGGTTTCCAAGCAAACACAGATACCACTCCTTCTTATGAAGAGATATACATCTATGATGTATCTGGTGAGACTATAGTACAAGGAGACACCTTTACTATTAACCAGATCACTCAGACTGTCCAAGCAAATGGTGTTACACCTGGAGCATTTGGATATGTCCAGTCATATGATGCTGATCAATGTCATTTGAAAGTATCATTAGGTGTAGGATCAACTGCATTTGCAGCAGATGATTCATTCTATGATTCACCTACATTAAATAATGGCACACGTACCATGACTACAGTTAGGACTGGTAAAGCATTGACACTGAATAATATCGGTGGTGCTGATGCCTCTCGTAGTGCTGGTACCTATGCAAGCATTTCACCCAACTCAACAGGTGGATCTGGAGATCTAACGACTTCTAAGTTTACTGTTGTAGTTGATGGATCTGGAGCAGCAACTATCACTGTCATCGATGGTGGATTTGGACATGCTGTATCTGATACACTCACCATTAATGATGCACAACTAGGTGGTGGTGGAGGTGCTGCATTAACATTTGATGTTGCAACAATTAGCACAGGTGTGACCACACCTCAGACAGGAATATATGATGGAGAAGATTATCTATTCTACGATAAAGCACTTGCTGCAAATACAACTGATAAGAATACATCTATTATAGTTGGACCTGGACAGAATTTACTTGTATATTCTAGTGCAGCAGACATTAGTTATTCAGTTAATGGATTTGAAACACAGTCCGATGACTTCCCTGTGGTTAACATGACGAAAGTGAGCTCTAGTGCAGGTGGCGGTGGAGCAGCCTAATAAATAACAATATAGGATTCTAAAAGAATGGCACTAACTCGTCTTAAAAATATCATTACGTCGAGGACTGGACGTATTATATACGTCAACCCCGACGATTTTGATGCATCGGATGCATATGATAACCGAGGTAACTCTGCTTTGCGTCCGTTTAAGACGTTACAACGTGCATTCCTAGAAGTAGCAAGATTTTCATATAGAGTGGGTCTATCAAACGACGAGTTTGATGCTTTCTCTATCTACCTCTATCCATCCGAGTATGTGATAGATAATAGACCTGGTTTAGCTGATTATAATCAGATTCAACCATTTAATGAGAATACTAACTTTGACCTCACATCCCCTAGTAACGAGCTTCATAAGTTCAATTCAACTTCTGGTGGCGTTGTCGTACCCAGAGGTTGTTCAGTCGTGGGATCCGACCTCAGAAGAACTAAGATTGTACCTAAGTATGTACCGTATCCAACAGTACAAGGATCCCTAGGTATCACTGCTGCTAACGAACCAGTTGAGTCTGCTATATTCAAACTCACTGGTGGTTGTTATTTCTGGCAGATGTCATTCTTTGATGGAGATAACACTGGTGTATACTATCGTGATGACCTATCACAGATAGCACCAAACTTCTCACATCATAAACTGACTTGCTTTGAGTTTGCTGATGTACCAGACTTAGAGTTATACTATCAAAAGATTTCAAAAGGATACGCAGTTATCCCTGACACCTCTGGTATCATCTCACAAGACCAGATGCAACCAAGGGTTGAAGAAAACAGAATCGTTGGTCCAATTTCTGATGAATTTGCTGTATCACAGATCATAAGAAATGGACAAACTGCAACAGCATTTACAGTCGATGAGCTTGGCAACCCGAAGAATCATGGATTCTCCGTGGGTGTCGCTGTTAATATATCTGGTGTTACTGGTCCTACTGACCAAGATGCTCTCCTCTATAATGGATCATTCTTGGTAACCAGTGCACAAGGAAACCAATTTACGTACCAGATGTCTGCTGAGCCATCTGGTAACGCACTAGGTAACAACGTCCTAGTTAAGGTCGAGATTGATACAGTTGACTCTGCATCACCATACGTCTTCAACAACTCCTTACGATCTGTATGGGGTATAAATGGTATGCATGCAGATGGAGCAAAGGCAACTGGATTCAAATCTATGGTTGTTGCCCAGTTTACGGGTATATCGCTTCAGAAAGATGACAGAGCGTTCGTACTTTACAACCAAACTACTGGGGCGTATGAACCCCAGGCTTCGGGATCTGGTGCTCACATTAATGGACTCGCCAAATACCGAAAAGGATGGAGACACAGACACATTAAAGCGTCCAACGACGCATTCATTCAGGTCGTCTCGGTCTTCGCAGTTGGATTCGGGGATCATTTCTTCTCTGACTCAGGAGGAGACCTCTCGATTACCAACTCGAACTCAAACTTTGGTAACACTTCTCTCCGATCTAAAGGCTTTAAAGCAGCAGCATTCACGAAGGATAAAGCTGGACAATTAACTCACGTTATACCACCAAAATCATTAGATGATGTCGAGGAGATATCTATCAACTGGGTGACCATTGATATCACAAAGACAAGAAGTGTTGCAGACCCAACAAAACTATTTCTCTACGGTTATACGGTAGAGACAGGCCGACCACCAAGTAAGATTCAAGGATATACTGTAGGTGCTAGAAGGGATGATGTTAATACCCCTGATAGACTATATGTGCTCTTGATTGCCTCTGGTGCGTCTGAACCTACTACACACTATGCTGAGATTAACCCAAGTGGTACCACAGTTACAGGTACTAGAGCAGGTGATGATGATTCACCAATTAAATGGGATGCTACAAATAGTCAGTGGTATATACAAGTAGATGGAGCACAGAATACCATCTATACTACATTACAGGCACAGTCACTATACCAGAACCTAGGATTTACACCTACCACATTCATTAGAAGGATTCCCGATGCTAGAAACTTGGTTGATAGGTTATACAGGTATCGCTATGTATTGGACAAGGATGCATTCCCTGTTCCAAGACAGCCCATTACTGGTTTCGTTCTTCAGCCACGAAGTAGTGAAACCAACTCTCCAGCATATAGTAAAACCTATTACATATATTCTGTAGAAACACATCAAGTATTTGAAAGAGGTGTGACGGATGGTATCTATTATCTGACTATTCTTAATGCGTCAGTGTCACCATCAACATCTAACTTCAATGAGTTTGCATTCTCACAGGCAACGGTTGACCTCTACCCTGCATTTGACAGAGACAATCCAGTAGCAGACCCAACCGCTTCAGTATCCATAGCAAGTAACGAAACTCTTGGAGTTGTTACTACTACTGACGGTGCATCTCCTACACCTAATGAGGACACACAAAGATCTATCACTAAGGAAACATCTCAGTTCCTATTACTAGAGACAGAGAACAACTTAGGATATAATACTACTTCAAACGTATTGAATGGTATCTCAGTTACAGCACGACTAGGTGATGCAGAAGATCGTAAGATCGCACTGAAGTTGAATGCTGATAACTCAGTACAACCTATACTCTGTGAATTGCGAAGATACTCAATCCTCAGAGCATCAGGTCACACGTTTGAATACCTAGGATTTGGTCCAGGTAACTACTCAACTGCATTCCCATCTACACAGGTAGAAGTACTAACGCCAGCAGCAGTCAGACTATCACAGTCACTGAAAGAAGCAGCAGGTGTTGCATACTACTCTGGTGTTAACAGTGATGGTGAGTTGTTTGTTGGTAACCAGGTTATCAACCCAGTTACAGGTCAGATCACTAACGAAGATATTGCTCAACTTAACGTGTTGGGTGAGGAAGGTACCACTATTGAAACCTTCTCAGAGATTGTGCTTACCGATAAATTGACTGTTATTGGTGGTGCATCTAACCAGTTGGAATCTGTATTCTCTGGTCCTGTTACATTCCAGAAGAAAGTAACGGTTCAGGATATATTCCAGACTCTAAACTTTACCTTATCTAACGATGATGGTACTGTTTTGAGAAATACTTTCCTTGCTGAAGATGATGGTACTGGTAACCCAGTAACAGAGGTAGGGGCAGCATATAATAGTGGTGATATAGCATATAACGTAGACTGGACACCAGGCACGTTTATGGGATGGATATATGATGCAGGTGTTTGGTATAAGTTTGGTCTTAGTGATACTGCACCAATAACCTCTAGTAGGTTTAGTGGTGTAACACATTATGGTATTGGCGAACCACCAGATGCACTCAATAGAATGAAGATTACAGGTAATGTTAAAGTTACTGGTGATATTGACGTAACTGGTAAGTATGGTTGTGCAGATAAGTATTCACTCGCTACGGGTGTAAACTTAGGAAATAACGGGGTGATGTATGCAGGAGATGGTATTACAACTTCCTTCGCTATATCTCCAGGACACACAGCATATTCATTAATGGTATTTTTAAATGGTGTCTGTCAGAGACCAGGAATTGACTATACAGTCTCATCTAACGCATGTGACTTCTCAGTTGGTACCACACCTCAGACAGGAGACAACATTCAAATTCGTGAATTGGTCATCTAAATAGTACTATAAGGAGGGTGATTAATGTCCACCAAAATAATTGGTAATCAGATTGATGCCACAACTAGAGCAATTATGGAGGCGTTGCAGTTAACAGAGCAACTGAATCTTCCAGCCCTTAACCAAGCAGCAGTAACAGCACTCGGTGCACCTGCCTATGGTACTATTGTGTACAACTCTACGGAGGACATGGCACAGATTTATAAACAAGATGCTGCTCAAGGTGTGCCAGGTTGGACAGACGTAGGTGGAGGTGGTCCTTCAGTTGGTGAGAATAGTATAATCAGAACTAATGGTACCACAATATCAGAGAATTTAACAATAGGTCCAGTTGCTAACGGTGGTGTAGAATTTACCAACGGTTTCAGTGCAGGTCCTATTACGATTGCGAACGGATTTACAGTAACTATTGAAAACGGTGCATCATGGAACATCATTGGAGGTGATGGTGATGTTAACTTTGAAGCAGCGTCAGTAACAGCAGTAGATATAAACTCAACAGGTATACTTCATTTCTCAGAGACGAAAGAGAGTATCACATATTATAATGCTAGTGGTAATGTTTCCCACGATTTTGATAACAATAATACTATTTGGGTAGTTAAATCATCTGACGGAGACTGGACATTATCTCTGACAGATGTACCAGCAAATGGTTGTGGATATGGTATAACAGTTATAGTAGAGAATGCTGGTGGATCAGGTATACCAAGTGCACTTAATATCAACGGTGTATCACATAGTATACACTGGGCTGGAGGATCACCACCAGGACATAATGAGACTTTGATTGTAGTATCCTTCGGTATAGTTGATAAACCACCTGAAAATGCTGATACTGGTGAGTCATACACTGTATTTGCATCAGGTGTTAACTACGCAGGTTAACCATGTCGGCATTCGGTTTTAAATCAATATTTGTCCCAACTGGTAGGGGTATGGCCCATACTGGTGGTATGGGTGGTGATGGATCGACTGGTGGTGGAGGAGGACCAAGTGGTCCACAGGGAGCATATGGACGTATGCTTCTATTAAATTCATCACTAGCAGGACAAGGTTGGTCATATAATAACTACGGTAGTATCATTAATAGGATACAGGAATATCAATTCATGGTAGTTGCTACACCAAGATACGGTGCTATGGCAGAATCCATGGGTCAACAAAACCCGATTAGTGGTGGTGGTTATTTCTATCGACAAGAATTTGCAAGTGGTAACCAGATTGAAAACTCTGCTGGTTTTCCTAATCCAACATATAATGGTATACCTTTCTTAGGTATGGTAGGTTATCGAGATAATACCTATTATGGTATTCAAGTTAACTTTTATCGTGACTATAGTACCGCTTCAATGAAGAATCTATTCTATCCAGTACAATGGAGGAATCTCTACACATTTGCTATAAATGCTAATGGTAGTGAAAGAGATGAAGGTAGTAGTAGTGCAAGGACGTACTATTCAGATAATGGACAGCAGGGTAGTAATGGATATTATCAGGACAACAGGTTCTCTGCTGATGATGGTGTCTGGGGTTGTAACATGATAGGTGATGTCAACGGTGACTCACCTGGTCCTCGATTGAGTAACAACTCAGGTTATAGTTATGGATGCGAAAACTATCATGCTGGTGACTCATCTGGTCCCTCACAGTATTTTTACTGGGGTGGTCAGTATTCATCAACAAGTTATAGTTTCTTTGTGTTTAGAGGAACCGCATAAATAAATACATATAGGAAGATAGTAATCACATGGCACAGTTAAACCTGGGAGCTATTAAAGATACGGCAGGGATCGGAGGTTTCACCTTCAGTTCTGGTGGCATTACAGCGAACGGCACCTTAACTGTTAACGATCTGGTTATCAACGGCAATATTGCTGGATCTTCTGCATATATTCTCCCAAGTCCATCAGGACAAACCGATAAGTATGTTACCAATAATGGATCCAACCTAACGTGGGGTACATTATCAACAACTTCAGGTGTGAGATCGATGCAGGTCTGGACATCTAATGGTACATGGAGTAGACCGAATGGTGTTAAAACCATTATGGTTACTGTCACTGGTGCTGGGGGTGGTGGATCTGGATATACTGAATCTGGTGGTGCTGGAGGTACTGCTCAGAGACAGGTTGATGTTACTAATGTTTCGTCAGTTTCGGTCACAGTAGGTAATCCAGGTGGAGGATCTAATTACTCAGGTTGCGGTGGGTCTGGTAACTCATCAAGTTTTGGTGGGTATTGTAGTGCCTCTGGAGGTTACGGAGCCAACTGCAGAACTCAACATGCAGGTGGTATTGGAGGTAACGGATCTGGAGGGTCTCTAAATGTTTATGGTGGTGGAGGAAACGGTCACGGTTCTCACCACAGTTATGGAAACCATACTGCTGGATCAAGTTATTGGGGTGGTACACAAGCATCATCTCATGGACAAAGAAACTATGCACACCAACACCAAAGTCATTGTGCATGGGGATCAGGTGGTAACGGAGCACAGCATGGTGGTCGAGGTGCTAGAGGACGTGAAGGAGTCGTCGTAGTGCATGAGTTCTACGGATAAATAACACAGGACAGATTTAACTTATGTCTAAGCTAAAAGTTGCAGCACTAAAAGATTTAACAGGATCCCAAGGGTTTATGCTCTCAGGGGGTGGTATAACTGCGACGACCACTCTAACTGTTTCAAATTTGGTCATCAACGGTACTATAAGTGGAGGATCTACTTATAACGTGCCTGATCAGGGTGGTAATGCTGGTAAGGCATTAAGATCTACTGGTAGTGGATTTGAATGGGCAGAAGTATCAGCAGCATCTGGTATTCGCTCTATGCAAGTTTGGACATCTAATGGTACATGGACTAAACCAACTGGTGTCACGAGTATTATTGTTACTGTAGTAGGTGCTGGTGGAGGTGGCAGTGGATTCTGCGAATCTGCTGGTGCTGGTGGTACATCTGAGAGAGTTATTGATGTTACCAACGTATCTTCAGTATCAGTATCAATAGGTAATCCTGGCGGAGGTACAAACTACGCTGGATGTGGAGGAAGTGGTAACTCATCAAGTTTTGGTGGTTATTGCTCTGCTTCAGGAGGGTATGGTGCAAACTGTAGACAGCAACACGCAGGAGGTATTGGAGGAAACGGATCAGGTGGTACTCTGAATATTTACGGTGGAGGTGGTAACGGTCATGGATCATATTGGTCATTTGGATCACACCAAGCAGGTGCTTCTTCAATGGGAGGTTCGCAACCATCATCCCATAACCAAATGAATTATGCTCATAGGCATCAATCACACTGTGCTTGGGGTGCAGGTGGTAATGGATCTGGTCACGGTAACCGTGGTGCCAGAGGTCGTGAAGGTGTCGTTATCGTTCAGGAGTTCTTCGGATGAGTGTTCTTAAAGTATCAGGAGTATCAGACCTTGCTGGATTGGGAGGATTTTCCTTCAATTCAGGTTCTATCACTGCCAATGGAACACTACGAGTCCAAGATATTAATATCAACGGTGATATAACAGGGTCATCAAACTACAATATCCCATCTCTTTCAGGTCAATCAGGTAGGTTCCTAAGCACTGATGGTACCAATTTGATTTGGTCTACAGATTTTGAAGGTGGTGGAGGTGGAGCAGGTTTCAGATCTATGCAGGTCTGGACATCTAATGGTACTTGGAATAAACCAAGTAACTGTAAGTCCATCAAGGTAGTTGTCGTCGGTGCTGGTGGCGGGGGATCTGGTTATTGTGAGTCAGCAGGTGCTGGTGGATGCTCACAAAGAGTTATTGATGTTACCAACGTATCATCAGTATCAGTAAGTATTGGTAACCCAGGTGGTGGTACAAACTACTCAGGTTGCGGTGGTAATGGTAACAGTTCTTCCTTCGGAGGATACTGCTCTGCATCAGGTGGATATGGTGCCAACTGTAGGACACAACATGCAGGAGGTATCGGTGGTAATGGATCAGGTGGAAACCTCAACATCTATGGTGGAGGTGGAAACGGATATGGATCATGGGGTAGATATGGTAACCACAACTGTGGAGTATCATATATGGGTGGATCTCAACCTTCGAGTCACAACCAAGCAAACTATGCCCATAGACATCAGTCCCATGCAGCGTGGGGTGCTGGTGGTAATGGATCCATGTTTGGTAACAGAGGAGCGAGAGGTCGTGAAGGTGTAGTCGTAGTTTATGAATACTACGGTTAATAAATAAATTACGGAGTTAATTAAAACAATGTCTAAAGTAGCAATTTGTAACGCTGAATCAGGTCAACTCACAGACATCTGCGATGAAGCAGATAAGTTTGCAATTTATGAGGGACCAGATGCAACACTTAAGTGGGTAGATGTACCAGATGACACAACCTACGAACATTTTATGTGCAATGGTGAAGTAATTCACAGAACAACAACAGAAGATTTAAGAGTTAATGCCACTGTTGATAGGATTTTGGCATATGGTGATTTCGGTGAGCAGATGGACATGCAATACCGAGATGCAGTCAATGGTACTACTGAGTGGAAAGACCATGTTGCTAATGTAAAGGCAACGACCACTAAACCAGATAGTATTCCACCATTTGTAGAAGACCCTAAGAAAGTCCAGTTAGTTGGACGTAAGGCATGGGAACCATGGGTTGACAACTGGGTACCGCCTGTGGCATAATAATCAGAGCAACTCTTCGTTATGAAAGATATTGTCGTTGTGGGAGGTGGCACCGCAGGTTGGATGACTGCTGCTACCATGGTAAAAGCATATCCAAAAGCAAACATAACTGTGTACGAAGATGAACAATCCCCTGCTACTGGGGTTGGGGAATCTACTACACAGTTTTTTCGTAAGTGGTTATATTATGTTGGAATAGAAGATGAAGAGTGGATGAAGGAGTGTGATGCTACCTATAAGATTAGTGTACAATTCCACGACTTCCATAAGAAAGGGGATATCCCATGGCAATATCCATTTGGATTGCCTAGGACTGACACATATACCCCTGATATGTGGTTTTATAAGCAATATAAGGACAAATGGCCCTCAGATGGTTTAGCAAGAGACTATTACTTAGCAGCAGAATGTGGTGCTAGAAATAAACTACCTGTTACTGATAATCCTTGGTTCAATGTCAAACATAATAGTGGATTTCATTTTAATGCAGTAAAATTCTCTGCATGGTTGAGAGATAACTATTGTTTACCTAAAGGTATTAAGCATAAGAAGAAGAAAGTTAATAAGAATAAACTACCTAAGCATGATCTATTATTTGATTGCACAGGATTTAAGTCAGTCTTTAATGATTCACCATGGGTGAGTTATGAGGACTATCTACCAAATAATAGTGCATGGGTAACACGTGTACATTATGATGATAAGAATGAGCAAATCAAACCTGTTACTGATTGCACAGCATTAAGTAGTGGATGGGTATGGAATGTACCCACCTTTGATACTATAGGTACAGGATATGTTTATTGTGATAAGTTCATTTCGCCAGAGGATGCCCGAAATGAATTCAGGGAACATTTAACAAATAATGTACAATCTGATTGTGGATGTTATACTGACAAATTGTTCCGTCAACTTAAATGGAAGACAGGACGTAAGGAAGAAGTATGGAAGGATAATGTAGTATCGATTGGACTATCTGCTGGGTTTATTGAACCATTAGAATCTAATGGATTACTATCTATTCATAACTATCTCCTGATGTTGGTACGTGTGCTAGAGGATAGACCAGTACATACTCAGTTTATGAGAGATACTTTCAATGAGAATTGTAAGTATACCTTTGATGCATTTGCATCATTCGTTGCTATGCATTATGCTGGTACACAGAGAGATGATTCACCATATTGGAAGCATGTTAGCAGTATTAAATACCCTAACCACCATATGATACAGACTGCACAAATTAATTTCTTGGAGGAGTCAAGTAACTTTGGTCAGAAGTATCAATGGCATCCATTATATGAAGGATTGTGGTGTATTATGGCAGGACATGGTTGGACACCATTTAATAGTGTGATAGAATCTGAGATTGATTTCTTTGGACCAACTGATCCAATGCTCACTACATTAGAGCGACCAGTATGGGATATTGATATAGATAATATGCCAACACCTTACGAGTATTATAAGAGGACTATCTATGCTGATTGAATCGGTATGTATTGTAGGAGGTGGTAGTAGTGGATGGATGTCTGCTGCTATCTTTGCCAAGACATTTCCTGATATGGAAATATGCTTGATAGAGTCTAGTGACATTAAAACAATAGGTGTAGGTGAGTCTACTTTAGGACATTTCAATAGATTTCTTAAGAGAATAGATCTATTTGATAAGGATAAAGAGTGGATGCCATCGTGTGATGCTACCTATAAAACATCAATAGGATTCACATCATTTAGAGAGGGTAAAGGAGAAAACTTCCAGTATCCATTTGGTCAATTTGATATGATTGACTATAAGGATAATATTATGCGGTTCTTTGAATTGCAGTGTCAATATGGTGATGAGTTATATCCACCAGAGGAGTTCTCTCGTTTTGTTAATAACCAGACATGGATAGCAGAGCATAATAAAATAGCAACTGATATACCTAAATCAAAATTTGACCATAGGGAAGATTATGCATATCATTTGAATGCTGGTAAGTTTGGAGAGTATTTAAAAAATAATATTGCTATACCTAATGGTGTCAAGCACCTAGAAGGTACAGTTAAAAATGTTATTAAGAGACCTGATGGTTATATTGAAGCAATCGTAACTACTGAGGGTAATTATGTTGGAGCAGATCTATTCTTAGATTGCACTGGGTTCAAATCATTACTACTTGAGCAGCATTGTGGATCTGAATTTATATCATTCAAAAATCAATTATATAATGACAAAGCAATTGCTGGTCATATTGAGTATGGTGATAAAGATAAGGAGATGGAATGTGTTACTGACTGCACAGGATTAGATAATGGGTGGGCATGGAATATACCACTGTGGTCTAATGTTGGTGTTGGTTATGTATATTCTAGTAAATTCCAACCTAGTTCAGAAGAAGCATTAAAAGAATTTTATGCATATCTTAAGAAGAGATATGGTAGGTATCCAAAGATAAGTAACGTACATCATATTGATATCAAACATGGTAAACATGAGAAGGCATGGGTTAAGAATGTAGTAGGTATCGGATTATCATATGCGTTTATTGAACCATTAGAATCTACTGGTTTAATGACCACACATGAGAATCTTATTTACTTGGTAGATGCTATTAAGGCAAGAAAGTCACGAAAGATGAACAATTTCGATAGGCAATCATACAATTATAGTGTAGACCACTTGACAGAAGTGATGAGAAACTTTATAGTATTACATTGGGTGTTGTCTCAACGTGACGATACACCATACTGGAGATCATGCACAGAAGATGTGGATGTACCTACTAGATTGGAAGATCTCGATAGTAATGTTAGACAGTTATCACTGGCAAACACATATGCTCTAATGGATAGTGTTATGAATGCTTTCTATGCACCTGATAAATTAGAGGGATTACTTTATATTGCAGCAGGTATGGACAACCGTCCTCTAACCGATACACTATATAAAGAGAGGTCTGATAAAGATCGGAGATCAGTTGTTGAATCAGTACATGTTAACTGGCAACAAGAAAGAAAATTTATGCTAGAATGGGTGAAAGATCAACCTTCGCATTACCAATACCTTAAAGATAATATCTATGTGGAATCCGTTTAAAAAGAAGAATAAGAAGTGGATTAGATTCTATTCTCAGCATCCTGGTGTTGCTGATCTAAACCCATGGATACCTGCGAGTAAATTGCAGAGACCATGGGTTAAGAATGCTCTCAAAAAGTATTATACTAAAGAGACACAGTGTCCTTATAAGAAAGTACAAAGGATGTGGACTAAGTACCACTCAGTGAGACAGGGTGAAGTTAAAGCAGAGGACGCTATGTTCCAACATGCCGTCACTTGCCCTGCTATTACAGGTATAATGGAACATGGTTTTGTGTTGGTAGCACCTGCTGATATCCTTATACAAACTGATGGTAGTGGTGATAACTTTGAATGGATGGCACAGTTACTATTTGATAGTGGTGGTCAGACATATGTTAAAGCACATATACCTGAGCAGACTGAGTTCATGCGTGAGTTAATTAACCCACAAAGAGATGTACTTAGACACACTGTTAAATTAGAACTACCATGGAGAGTGATGGCACATCCTGATGTGTTATTCATTCAAATGCCTATACCATATTGGGATGAGAAGAGATTCACACCACCAACAGGACTTGTGGATCCATCTTATTCATTTGAAATCAATCTACAATTATTCTGGCATGACACAGCACCAGGAGAGCATTTGATTAAAGCAGGTACCCCATTATGCCAATGGATGCCTGTTGATAGATCATTCTTCTATGCTAAAGAGAATGACTGGGATATTGTTATTGAGGAAATGAATGAGGATGATAAAAAGAATAATGAGCAGATGGACTATAACAGGTACATGCACTTTATGGAAATGTCATCCTTAAAAGATAGGATAGAGAATCAAAAGAAGATTCTCAAGCTAAATAAAAACAATGAGAGGTTTAATTAAATGGCAGACGAACAAGATGTAGCGGTGGTTGATCTTGCTGATGAAGCAGGTGTAACCCCAGCAAGTGAGAAAGAGGAAAAGCAGATCGAGGGTCTGATTACCTTTGATGAATTGGTAATGAATTTCTTACAGCAGCATGAGACTGCTAAAGAAGAGTATCAGAAGTTGCAAGAGGCATTAGATAATATGCACTATACAAGTACTATCACTAAGATATCACTTGAAGAGTTGCAGAATAAGAAAGACCTTCTTAATAAATTATCTGGAGCAGTTGAAGCACTTGCTCTTTATAAGAAGCATGTAGATCCAAATTGTTCCGAGAGAGATTTTGTATTTTCGGATGACTGATGGAGACTAAATTGTTATTTCCTACACCTGTATGGGTTGAGGATGATTGTGGTGTAGATTTAGAGAGAATTCAAAAGTGGGTTAAGATTGTTAAGGAGACAGATCCTAATGGTAGGGTTGCGTCTAATGATGGTGGATGGCAATCGCAAGATTTTATACCACCATATATTAAACAAGATCACGCACTCACTGAGTTGTATGAAAAGATATTAGAGATAAGTTATAAAGCAGCAGACGAGTGGGGATTCCAGCATTATATACTTGAGGTATCTAATCTCTGGATGAATGTAAATACCAGAGGTAACTACAATCATGTGCATACACATGCAGGTAGTGTATTATCTGGAGTATTTTATGCTAAGGTACCAACCTGTTGTAGTGGTGATCTTAAATTCCTAAGAGATTTTAAAGATCAAAACCTTAAAGAGGGTTGGGGATGTGATCCTAACTTTGATAGATGGGAGCATCTAAATGAGACAGAACACTATCATTCTCCTAAAGAGAATCAATTAGTAGTATTCCCCTCATGGTTACCACATAGTGTGGATAGAAGTAGTAGTGAGGATGAGAGAATATCTCTATCATTCAATCTACATGTGTTTTCTAAAATATATCAAGATAATGAAGTATATCCAAGTAAACGATCTGCTAACACCAACGTACCACTCAAAGTTATTTGATATGGTAAATGGGATGAATGGATTCCCATGGTATTTCTTATCAGAAGATGTGAGTTACAGTACTCGTGATGTTATGTTTGGTGATGTACCATTACTAGACATGCCAGAGGATGAGAAATCTATTGGATTCACTCATGTGCTATTAGATCAGGATAATGTAGAGTCACCTTGGTTACCTAGGTTTGAACCGTTATTATATACTGTGCAAGATGCCCTGCCATGCCCTGTACAGTTTCTACGAGTTAGACTAGCATTACAATTAAATAATGGTAAGACACATCATAATGCACCACACACAGATAGTGAGAAGGATCATTATGCAGCATTATATTATTTGCATGACTCTACTGGTGACACTGTATTCTTTGAACAGTATGATGATCCTAAAGATGGATCAGTAGAAGAGAGATGGTATAAAGCAAGGACACAAAAATATACTGAGCATTTGAGAGTGAAACCACAGGCAAATAAATTATTTGTATTTGATGGTCACACATTCCACGCATCATCTAATCCTACTGGTGATAGCAAGTGGCGTATTGTATTAAACCTCAACTTTACTTGTGATGAAGATCTCTTCGAGTTTAAATAAAGATTGGCATTATGATGATGCACCACACTATTGGGAGAGTGCAATAGATCCTACTGGTCTGGTGACATGGAAGGATATAGAATATTGTTTGAATAATCCTAATCAGTTTGATATAAAGTTTATTAATAAGTTTGTTAATCAGTTTATAGATTATCCTAAACATGAGAGAGCATGGGATCCACATGCACAACCAGAAGTACGACAACTCATGGATATATTTGCTGAGGGTCATACATGTATAATAGAGAAGTTTGAATATATTAATCAGAGTAAGAAAGAGATATTAAGAGATTTAGAAGAGACATTTAATATACATGCATCAATGCATGTATTTTGTGGTTTAGGTGATACTAGATCATTTAATATACATGAGGATTATGCTAACAATCTAATCATACAGGTTGAAGGTGAAACACATTGGACAGTATATAATAATCGTGCATCTAATTTAGTTGAGCAGTTAGATTATAGTGCTAATGCTAATGATTTATCACAAGGTGTTGATCCAAGTAAATTAGAGGTTGCTATTGATGTTAATATGAAACCAGGTGATATAATATACATACCAGCAAGGACATATCATCGTGCACAACCCAAAGCAAAGAGATTATCTTTGAGTATACCTATGCAGCACTTGTGTAGTTTGAATAAAGTAGATAGAAATTATTATGCTCTCCCCTCTTAATCCACACCCATACATATACAAATCATCTTATGACTTTAATTTTCAGACAGTAAAGAATAAGGTACAAGATTATATACGTCATGCTGATGAGAAGATACAAAGGGAAAATATCAACACACATGAGAAAGATGGTGCTGTAACTACTGTTGTATTATGCAAAGAGGATCCACCACATAATTGGGAAGAGTTTAAATCATTTAGAGAAGATTGGTTATATAAGAAGATAGATGAGTTGTGGTCAATGTGGCGAATGATGCCAATGCGAAGACAATTAGATTCATCATGGTTAAATGTGCATCCTACTGGAGGATATACAGAGGAGCATCATCACCAGAATGTACAGATAGCAGTATCATGTTATCTTGATGTACCTGAAGGTAGTGGTAGGTTTATGGTGAAGAATCCACTACAAGTATATAAAATGAATGAACCATTAGTATATGATTATTATCCTAATCAATATGAGTGGGATTATATTGATGTTAAAACTAATGATGTATTATTCTTTCCAGGATGGTTGACACATAAGACAGAAGTCAATAAGGCAGAGAATGATAGATATATTATGTCATTAAATGTTGTGGGGGTACATGAGTATGCTTCTTGAAACATATGATACTGGCATGTCTAATGAGGAGTTATTCTATAAGGTAATGTATCTACCTTATAAGTTTACTCGTACTGATGATCCACCAACAGAGAAGAAACCTGATGTAGATATGGCAGGTATGTATTGGACACATCAATTATATAATTTTTGTCCAGTATCTAATCCTAATTACTTTCAGAATCCAGGACTACAAGCAAGTGAGGATCCAATATACTTAGATATCCTTGGTTATTTGGAAGCAGTTTGCCCAAAAATGCCCAAAAGAGAGAATTTATATAGTGCATACGTTAATGTACTTAAGGATGGTGATATGCCTGGTGTGCATGTAGATTCACCATATTTTGTAGAGGATAATCAGACAGTATTATTATATTTGAACCCAGAGTGGCATCCTAACTGGGGTGGAGAGACTATATTCTACGATCACAACCTAGACGCTAAATATATTGTGAGTCCTAAACCAGGTCGTGTAGTAATTTTTGATGGTCGCATACCTCATTCAGGTAGACCACCAACCCCACGGTACAAGAGTAACCGATACATCATGGCATTCAAATATATGGATCCCAAGACAAGGCAGAAGTTATTTGACGATCACGAGATGAATAACTTGCCACCAGTTAACGACCATGGTATACTAGGTTTCAACCCATCAACAGTAGAACAAATTATGACCAATGCAAGAATCAGACCCTAGGTGCTTTAGGCAGTTATTAATTCCGTCCGAAATGAAAACATTAAGGAAAGCACTTTTCATTTATCAAGGACAATTGTACAAGAAGTTTGGCGGTGTTACTAAAGAACAACGCAGTGAAATTGAATCAATCTATGATAAATTACATCTAAGATGAACGGAGAAGTACTACCTCTATTTTCGCAACCAGTTTATATTGATACAATGAACCTTGATGATTCAATGGTGCAAAGTGTCATTAATACAAAATGTGAGTATGTAGCAGCAGATGTAATACAGAATAATGGTGGACAGAGTAGTACACAATGGTTGCAAGATCAACCAGAGATAAGAAATTTAGTAGAAGAATATCTGGATCATTATGTATATAATATTCTAGGTATTAGCAGACAAAGACATCAATTAATTCATCAATCATCATGGGTTAATAAGCATGTCAAAGGAGATAAAGGAGACGGTCACTCACATACAAATAGTATGTTTAGTGGTTGTCTCTATTTTAAAGTACCACCTAATAGTGGAGAGTTAAGATTTCATGTTGGGTCAATGTTCCCAACATATGTAACACAAACTATTGTACCTGACATAGCAACATCTAACGTATACAATATGCGTGAGGTTAGCATTGAACCATGTGAAGGTATGATTATATTATTTCCATCACACTTAGCACATAGTATAAGTGTTAATGAAAGTGATGAAGAGCGTTATTCTATGGCATTCAATTACTTTATGAAAGGAGCATTTGGATACGATGATAGTGCTTTAACATTATGACTATTCCTATATTCTTAGCGGAGGCAATTCCATTGGAAGTTAGAAACATTCTTAAATCTCTTGAAAGAGGTATGAAGGTTAGACTTAAGAGTGGTGAAGAAGGACATATTAATTTTATTGGTGACCAATATATTACTGTTAGTATGAATCGCAGGGAAGATCCTAACAGTATGCACGGATATAAAGAAACTAACGTCTTAGTATATCCACATGAGTGGGATGATATGGAAATAGAGGATGAGCATTTCTATAATCATAAAGCATATAAAGGTAAGATAAACGATCATCCAGGAAATGAAGATCTACCAAATGATATCACAGGTAAGTCATCATGAGAACACAAAATAAAGAAAACTACTACTATGTGTTTTGGGTGATTGCGATGGTGGCATTTATTATACCACAGGTATTCACAGCATATGGTATACTCAAAATAGTGGATTATTTACAATGAGATTAACACAAGAGGTCATAGATAAGATTGCAGTATTAATGCAACATACTAAGATGAATGGTGAGACTAATTGGAAAGATGGGGATGAGATCGATGTGTGTCTTGGTGGACATTTTGCTGGCGACAAATTTATTAGCATTATTAACCGTACTCGTAGCAATACAACGAAGCAATGAGTGAATTTCATATTGACATTGATAAGGCATTAGAGGATGCCAAGAAGACTGACCTTAATGGATTTGCTAAACGAGTATATCCTGATGGTTTGGAGTCTGTTAGAGCAGCAGTTGATAATGCTGTAAATTTATGTGGATTAGATAAGAATACGATGGAAGCATTGTTGAAGGGTGAGTGGACACAGTATTGTACCAGTAACTCAGTAGGTAGACAGTCTAAGAAGATCGTGATTGAGTATGATATAACGTATCCTAAGAAAGGGGGTTGACAGGGGTTGACAGCAGTGGTATAGTAATTTACATGGGCATCAGTTAAGATGCTCATATTTTTTCAGACCACCAGTTAGGGTGGATATACTATGTCAACAGGCATCAAGACAGTTCGACAGTTGAACTGTGAACTAAAGAAGAGTTATCCAACAGGATGGAAGGGTAAACCCCTAGAGTCCAGACAGTTGGATGATATGCAGAAGATCTTAGATGATCTAGGTTTAGTGGTTAAGATTCAGAGACAGTTAAGTGAGCACAATTTAATAGGTATGGGTCAATTAGATCTAGGATTATGCCTAGATGTAATACTATCAGATAGGAGTAACGTAGAATCTATTATATCTGGTACACCATATACTGTTATTGATGGTCATCATCATTTACAATTATATGTAAACTCAGGTATTGATCCTAAACAGTTTCCATTAAATGTAAAAGTACTAACGCATGATAATGATGCTACAGTACAAGAGGTGGAAGAGGCAGAAGCAAGATTATACTATTCACTTAACAAGTATCGTAAAGCATTAACTAAACTAGATGAGTTAAGATCTCAATTAGTATTTGGTGATCCATTTGCAATACATGTAGAGAATGTAATGCTTGAGTTAAATCTAGTATCAGATAGATTTGGATCTCTTGAGAAGGATGCTAAGGAAGTTAAGAACTTCTCTCACTTCATCCAGACATTACAATGTGATTATAGTTGTGATTATGCTGGTATTAAGGAGATAAAGGAAGGATATGTATTTTATAATGAGATATATGGTAAGGATAAGTCAGTACAGTCTAATGCATTCCGTTGTATCTTATTCATTAAAAAGTTTATAGACACAGCACTTACCAATGGTAAGCAAGAGTCATTCAAGACATTTGTGCAGACTAAGTTAAGGGAGCATTATTCACAGGCAAAACTTGTAAAGAATCATGGTAATTATGGTTCACCACGTTGGGTATTATATCGTGTTATTGATAAGTACAATGACATTATGACCAACTTACATGGGTCTGGTGCACCTACACTAGGTAAGCAAACTCTGCAAATTGCAGAGAAAGTAAATCCTGCATTTGCACATCCAGATGCAGAACAATGGGCACGAATTACTAAATGAAGGATACTATTTTATTTGGGGATTGTCGCAAGACTCTCCCCACTATCACATCTAAAGCAAGAATGTGTGTTACATCTCCACCTTATTATGGTCTAAGAGATTATGGTGGAGAGGATAGTCAAATAGGTCAGGAGCAATCACCAGAAGAATATGTACAAGAGTTAGTTAAGACATTTAGATATGTTAGAGATGTATTAACTGATGATGGTACATTGTGGTTGAATATTGGTGACTCATATTATAATTATAGATCTGATGGTAATTATCCACAGCAGACAGTATCAAAGACTAGACAAGATCTACCTATGAATACACCTGTTAGAGGTAATAAACTAGAAGGATTAAAGAGTAAAGATTTAATAGGTATACCATGGATGTTAGCATTTGCATTGAGAGCAGATGGATGGTATTTAAGGCAGGATATTATATGGCACAAACCTAACCCAATGCCTGAAAGTGTCAAGGATAGATGTACTAAAGCACATGAGTATATCTTTTTAATGAGTAAGAATAAAAACTATTATTATGACAATGAAGCAATCAAAGAACCAGCAAAAGATTGGGGAACAAGAGATCGCAGCAATGGTAAGTATCACAATCCTGGCACTGGTCTATCACCTCATAGTGGTCTTACCAAATCCTACGATAAGAGGAATAAACGGTCTGTTTGGTCGGTAAACAAGAAACCTTATAAAGGTGCACACTTTGCTACATATCCTAGAGAGTTAATTGTACCATGTATTCTTGCAGGTAGTCAGAGAGGTGATATAGTATTAGATCCTTTTATGGGATCAGGTACTACTGCGATGGTTGCTAAAGAGTTAGGAAGAAATTATATAGGATGTGAATTGCATGAGGACTATTCTAATTTAATAGATAAGAGACTAGGATTATATGCCAGTTTAGGAACTGGTGGAGTCGCTGATACAGATGACTCAGATTGAGTTATAATGGTACTATAGAATTCCAAGATCAATGAAACTAAGAGACAAAACACTTGAAGAGTGCATCCAAGTAATTGACAGAGAATTACCTGCAATGATTAATGAGTGCATCAAGCATTTCATTACTGCACCATATTGTGAGCATACTACATGGGAGCAGTTAGTAGGAGATAGTGAGAATGACAGTAAGCAGCAGACACAAGCAGCAACTAAGATCATTCAGAATGCTATCAACAACTGCATCACACATATTATTAAGGATCTACCAATTACTAAGGAAGGTATTGGTAAGGGTATGGATTACAAATATGTTGGCAATGGTCAAACTATACCATTAGAAGTTAAATGCTCAGGTGGTAAGGATGGCAGCACAGCATGTATTGGTAACTTGAAAGTACTTGATAGTAAATGTGAGGTAACATTAGTATTCAGATATACTATTGTTAAGGATAGAATCACAGAGTGGCAGACAGTTACTATTGATGGTAGTGCAAGGAAGTGGACAGAGTATAACGATCAGTCTGGATCCTCTAACTTCAGTGCTCTCAAATGTAAGACAGACATTGACTATAATGACATAGTGGTGTATAGTGGTAGTATTAAACCTAATAAAACTTGGGTGAAGTTTGTTAAAGAGACTGTATGCTAGAGGTAAATAAAACTTATCATGTTAATTGCATTGCAGGTATGCAGCAGTTAGATGATGAGTGCATTGATTTGGTGGTAACATCACCACCATACGATGACTTACGTACATATAATGATAATACTAAATGGGATATCAATGTATTTTATAGTGTAGCAGCACAATTAAATAGAGTATTAAAACCTGGTGGTGTCATCATGTGGAATGTAAATGATGCTACCATTAAGGGGAGTGAGTCTGGATCATCATTTCGACAGGCATTACATTTCATGGAGTTAGGTTTAAGACTACATGATACTATGATATATGAGAAGACAGGTACAGCATTTGCTAGTGGTGTTAACTCAGTAAGATATACTCAACAGTTTGAGTATTGTTTTATATTATCTAAGGGTAAACCCAAGACAGTTAATTTATTATGTGATAAAAAGAATAAGTGGGCAGGTCATCAGTCATGGGGCAATGCACAAACTAGAAAGAAGGATGGATCAATACATGATCCTGGTAAGAAGAGTAAAGAGATTAAGGAGTGGGGTGTAAGGACTAACATCTGGAAGATAAAGAATAGTGGTGGGTTTGGACAGTCAAGTAAGACATCGTACAAACATCCTGCTACCATGCCAGAGGAGTTAGCACGAGGACACATACATACATGGAGCAACGAGGGTGACCTGATACTAGATCCCTTTATGGGCAGTGGCACATCTGCCCAAATTTGCCTAGAAATGCTCAGAAATTTTATTGGTTTTGAGATTGATGATGAGTATTATAATATGTGTGTTGAAAGAGTTAAACCATACCAGGATAATTTAGTTACGAGGTTAACTGATGCTTAGATCTAAAGTATATGTAAAACCAAAGAGTGATAATGCTCGACAAAAGTTTGTTAAATATTTAAACTCAAAGAATATTGTACGACTAGAGCATAAGAGGAAGGATAGATGGTTCTTCTCAGCACTAGATGATCCTGAATATTGGTTTTGGGTAGACTATCCAGAAGATGATAACTGGGAGTATAAAGAACTAACAGGAGATGCTAATGAATGAAGGACAGAGAGCAACCGAGGCATTAAATAAATTAATGGAGATCACTGCTAAGATGAGCGATACTGAATTGAATGGTGATGAATTAAAGGACGCAATCAGTGAACGCATCAATGCGAGTGAAGAATTAAAGCAAATATTATTAAAAGCAAAGAACAATGTTGGCAGATAAGGTACGAATTGTTGATAATTATTTTCCAGATTGGATGGTAGATCGTGTTAGTTTAGACTGCGTAAATATGCCAGTAACTTATACTAACTCACCATATATGGATTTTGATAAAGCAAGATTCTTTGGTAATTTGCTCATGGTTGATAACAACTGGATGGAGAGATTTCCACCTTGGTGGTTCCTTGACTACTTCAATCTTTGCGTTTATAATGATATTTGTAAGGAATATAATCTCACTAATTGTCATCGAGTTTTGTTAAATGGTCAATTACCAGGACAAAATGGATGCAATCATTGTGATAGTGATTATGAAGAATACCTAACTATTATATACATGGCGAGTGGAACTTCTGGTGATACAGTTATAGTTAATAGTAGGGATGAAGATATACAACGAGTATCCTTTAAACGTGGTCGAATGGTTATATTTAATAGCAGTATTTGGCATCGTGGAGAAGCACCAACTGAGGGATATAGAATAACTTTAGGTGCAGTATATCCTCTAAAACCTATACATGAATTGACCAAAGTTATGACACCTAATCAACTACCAAACACATTAAAATGACTGATTCAGCAACAACTAAGCATCCACTAAGTGATAGTTTAACAGATAAAATAACCAATGAAACATATGGTTTATTTCCTACACCTATCTCTAAGTTTACATTACCTAACCACGATTTACTCAAGAAAGATATACTTGAGTGGATGAATTCTAGTGATATTTTACAGAAACATGTTAGATCTTCAATAACACATAACGTGGTACAAGTTGGAGAAAGTAATAAATTATTATTAGATTTACCACAAGTTGCAGACGCATTTCAAACTGCTATTGTACAACATAATGAAAATAGTATGCACTATAAATGTAACTTAGCAGTCAATGAATCATACTTAGAAATTGCAAATGAAGGAGCGATATATGCACCTCACGAAGTTAGTAACTGCATTTATCATTCAATATATTTAATTAACTATGATCCTGAAAAGCATAGTTCACTTAAATGGAGAAAAAATGTATCATCTAATCATTATCCAATAATGCAAGTTGAAACTAATCAGTTATCACCATATAATTTAACTGAAGCAACATTTAGTATGAAAGAAGGAGATATTATTACATTTCCTGCTAATCTTACATTTGGTTATGATAGTAACCCATCAAACGAGTTAATCACACTTAGTGCAAATATTGTACCATCAGCATAATGATACCTACACCTATTTTCGAGTTATTAGTATTAGTAATTAGTATAATTTGGTTGAATTTATTACTCTCAAGCATGGGAGTTTATGATGACGATGATAATAAATGAATCTAAATCTTAATCAATTAAAATACTTAAGAGGTGTATTATCTCTCAAAAGGTGTTATAAACCTTACGAAGAAAGAGGTGATACCAATGTACCTAAGGGTATTTTATGGAATGATGATGTAGAGGATTTATTCATTCAAGTAGAAGCAGAGATAATGAGACGGTTTCCAAAGTGTCCACCTTGGTCACCATATGGGTCATTTTCTACTATAATAGAAGAGTCAAAGAAATTAAACCTTAAAATGACTCAATCTCAACTCACTAAGGAAGATTTCGATCTAATCGCTCAAGTCTTCAGCAGTGCAGCATCACTCGACATTGACACAAGACTTGTTGAGGATGGTGACACAACCCACGACCACTTTTCAGCAGTCTGGGACAAAGTTATCGATAGAGGTAACTAATCATGTTTACAATCAATGGTAAGGATTACTCTCACAAAGAAGTAAACAAGATCTGGGAATTCTTCTCAGAAGATCAGTGGGATCTAATTATTACATCTTTAAATAATATTAAAGATGACCAAGATGACTCAGAATATAATAAAGATATTCCTGAGACTATCGAAACTATTCAACAATTATGGAGGTCTGCTTACTAATGTCAGTTTTACATCACGAGAGCATACTTGAAACATTATTTGAAGAAGTATGTGAAGAATATCCTCAATTTAGTGAAGAGCAATGTGAAACTATTGCTAAAGCAAGATTTGAGGAGTTATGCCAATGAATAAATTTGAAATAACATTTGATGAGCAGTATCAACTAATTAAACTATATGATCTGCTAAGAGATACTGGTATGATTGAAGATCTACCAAATGAAATATCAACATTCTTTGAAAAGTTAATGGATTAAATATTA